TTATCCGCTTCTTTTAATTCGTGGTTTTTGAAGAATGTAGCATACCTTCCGTAAATGTTATCCATATACCATTTCATACACTCCTTAAAATAATGTACTTGTTTCTACTGCAATTCTTTTCTTTGCAATTTGGCAATATTCTTTAGATATTTCATATCCAACATATTTTCTTTTGTTAAGCTCTGATGCGATAGCAGTTGTTCCTGTTCCTAAGAATGGGTCAACAATCGTATCTCCCTTAACACTGAAGTTTTTAACAAACCAATCTGCAATTTCGTATTTCATAATTGCTCTATGTCCTTTAAAGTGTTTTTCATTAACTGAGCTATGCACAATGTTTTTAATTGACCCATAGGCTCTAAATTCCTCTGCCTGTTCATTTAAAACAAAGAAATATTCAACTGCATTACATACTGATGTAAGTATGTTTCCGTTCTCATCCTTAATCTTGTTGATACTTGGTTGAGGGTTTGTTTTCTCCCAAATCACAATTCCTTTTAGCTTATCTGCGAAATATCCAATGTATTTATAAACATCTTTTTTGTTGGAATATGTTGCTTGAATATTCACGATTACATCTTTCTTGCACACTCTTAATAACTCATTCGTTACATCAACGATCATCTTGTAATAATTGTTTTTAACATCGTCATAATGAGCGTACTTATCATTTCTTACCCTGTTATATGGAGGGGATGTAATCGCAACATCAAATTGATTGTCTTTAATTTCTTTTAGTCCTTTTAAACAATCTTGATTATAGATAACCCCCCCCGTGAGATTTATCTGTTTCTCCATTTATTCACCCTTCCCAACATATTCTCCAATGTAAATTTCTCCATTGATGACATAAACATTCTTGTAGTTCTGCTTTGTTACCCCTAGAAAATCTTTCCCAGGCTTCTTGAAAACCAATTTCCCATTCTCTGTATCTGTACAGTATTTGTATTTGTTATCTCCCTCACATCTTTGAACACTGTACATAAGTTCATCATCATATCTTTTCGCAATCATCTAGAATGGCATCCCTTCGTCATTATCATAATGTTCAGGATATGATTGGTAATTTACTTGATTTGTAAATGGTACTGTTTGAGGTTGCTGCATCTGTTGTGATTGAGGTTGATACGTTTGTTGATACGTCTGTTGATAAGCTTGTGTTTGTGGCATTGTCGCATTGTTTAAAGCCAATTCTACGTCCATTACATACACGCTAGTCTTATACACCTTCTGATTCTCTTTGTTCGTGTATGAGCTTTTCTGAAGCTTTCCGTCAACTGCAATGTGTTGTCCTCTGAATCCATATTGATTAATATGTTCTGCATTTTCTCCCCAAGCGGTGCAATCGAAGAAATATTTACGTTCTTGTCCGTCCTTCCCTTTTTCTTTAACTTCAATTGAGAAGTTACATAGGCTTTGTCCTGTAGTTGTTTTCTTTAAAACAATATCACTACCGATTTCACCTGATAAAATCACTCTGTTCATTTCTTTTCAACTCCTTTATACAAATTCAACACCTATTGAATTAGGTCTGATTCCTTCTATCATCTGATACATATGTGATGCAGAAATGAAATTCTTTCTAGCACACTCGGCAATTGAGCTATAGACTGTATCGCCTATTCTTACTTTCTTCTTGTTTCTTAACCCTTGAGTCTGAGCTAATTTGATAACTCTTAGGTTTTCGATTTTCATTTCGCCGTCCCAAACGATAGAATCATTCTTTTCTATTTCCCCAACAAAAGCTTTGTAGGCTTCAAACAATACATTCAAGTATCGTTTCCCTTCTTTAAAGTTCACTACAACTCTGTAAATTGATTCCGTTTCCTTTTTAGATTTCATTTCCTTTTGATTTCCTTTTAAATCAACAGAAACAACTCTTAAATAACTTGTAATGTAATATCTGATTCCTGTTTTACTTTCGCCCAGTAGTTGGAATTGTTCATCATCTTGACTTGTTACTTTTCTTCTTTCTTCCTCATCTGTTTCAATAGGAAGAAGAATACATCCTTTGTAGGTTTCATCGTTTCTCAACATCTTATGGAATTGAGCGTTTGTAATGCCTAATTCCCTCATTACATCTTTGGTGTTTACGATTCCACGTACAACTGATATATCGTTTTTATCCAACATATAATATTGCACTTGCTACCCCTTCCTTTCTTATCCTTTCATCAAATCTTCCAACATCTTCATACCTTCCTCCTTTTTTGGAGGTGCAGGCAATTGATCGTGTTGTTGATACATTTCCAAACTGATTTGACCTGAATTTAATAACTGTACTTCTTCTTCACAAATCTCTTTATACGCTTGCAAAAATCTATCTCTGTAGTATTGCAAGTCTTTTTTATTGCTCCACGCAATATCTCTTAACAGATAGCTCCCTCCTAGCGTTTTCTGAATGTTTCTAGGCAGTTTATCGTAGTTGACCTTACTAGTATGAGGGTCACACTTAGCGTTCCTTAAAACGATTTCCCAAGCCTCGCCAGCTTCCTTTGTTTTTCCAATCGCAGTTTTACTAATTCTTGTTTTTACTTGTGCTACATTTGGAGCAAACTCTCTTGTATCACTTTGGATGATTTGATTAACTGCATTTGCCACAACTAAGTATTCATAATCCTTAAAAGATACTTGCCAAAGTTTTAAATAGGCTTGCGTATCTTCCTGAGTCATATGTTTGTAGCTCATAGGATAATTGATTCTTAGCACCTGTAAGATTCTTTCAGTTTCTTCTAATGTCAAAATGCATACCCCATTTCTTTTCTCGTCAATTGTCTTTGACCGCCATTGTTATTGTTCTGCAACTTGTAGAATGTTAGCCAATTGTGCATGATGCTCTGATTTACAATAGCAATCTTTGTCATGTCATCTACTGCCAATTTATCTAATTCATTTAAAGATAATTTCATTGCTCTAACAGTCAAAGGTTTTCTTGCTTTAGTACGCATATCTACAAAGTCATGCAATGCATCTTGCAAATCTTTGTTTTCTGTATACTCTGAAATAACAGAATTAACACTTTCTTTTTTTATATTTTTTTCTTTATATTCATTAGTATTTAATTCTTTAGTATTTTGTTTATTAGTACTTTGTTTATTAGTATTTATTTGTGGTTGATTTTCCGTGCACCGATTTTCCGTACATTGAATATCCGTGCACCGATTTTCCGTACACGGTAATTTGTCATACGGTTTCTCGTAAATATCGTAGACGTAATCAAATCTTCCTGTTTCGTCTTGAACTCTTGTACGTTTTAAATACTTATGTTCTTCAAGTTCTTTAAGTGCTGATTGAACCGCTGCTTTATTTTCCTTAACAATCGTAACTAATCCATTTACTGAGTAATCCCAATTACTAGGTAAAGAAAGCATCAAACCAAGAAGTCCTTTTGCTTTTAGTGAGATTTCTTTATCTTGAAAGTGATAATTGCTCATCACTGTAAAGCCTTTAGTGTTATTTACTCTAATTACTGACATACCATTCTCCTTTAATGTAATGTAATTCCATGATAATTAGGCATTTTTCCTTCTAGATAAAGTTTGTAATCGTACCAAATATTCATTTCTTCTAGCACTTTCATAAACTTTAGTAGATTTTTGAAAGCGAAGTTTTGATAGTTAGAAATATTGCCTATAGGTTTTACATCAAATTCAAATAATCTTGATGTGCCTTTTCCTTCCGTCAACATTTGCACGTTTACTAAACATTCGTGATATACTTCATGAAGTTCTTTTGGAACTATCATCAAGTTTTCTATATCATTGTTTGAATGATCTAAGTCAATATGGTGAATATGATAATCTTTGCTAAAACTTAATCCGTAATATCGTTTGAATTTTTCACGATAATCTTTTAGTTCCAATGCATCTTTCACACTTCACACCTCCTATAATTCCGTACCTATGTACTTTGTATGAAAAACATAGGCAACTGCCATTGCTTGCCATATATCTTTTTTAAATCCGTAGAAATATCCCGGCTCTTTTGTTGTTCCTTTTCCTTTGTTTGGAGTATCTTTAGCAAATAAATCAATCAGAGCTTGTCTAATAGTTGCATCTGTCGCTTTCATAGAGTGGCATAGAGTCATTTTTTCTTCGCTTCGGTATATTAATGTGGGTTCTATGTCGAAAGCTTCAAATTGCTCTAATAAACGCCCTATAAAGTAACAAGTTTCAAACGTAGTTTGACCTACAGGCATACCGAAACTTTGTATTCCTTCAATCGCCACATAATCAATTGGATAATTCTCTGCTTTCCAATTTGAGATTTTATCTTGCAATTCTTTGTTAGGAATTTTTCCTTTGTCTACAACTGCCGATAAATCATTCTCAACTACAACAAATGCACTGTATTCATTTGCTGGGTCAATGCCTAAAATCATCTTACGCGCCTCCAATTTCAAACTTAGTAGCATCAAGTTTTTTCTTTTCTGAATTCATCTTAGCTTCAATACTTTCATAAGCAGTTTTGAAACGTTTTAAATCAGAATCAACTTTTGCAAACTTAGTTCTTTCCTCAGAAACTTTTTGACCTGCTAAAGCTTCAAAATATTTAATACTAGGCGCTTTTCCGTCATGTTCACGTTCCCAAGTACTACGTTCTACATAAATAGCTTGATTCGTCTTGTTTTCAATGTCTGCTTTCAAAATGTTTGAGCTTTCCTGTAATCTAGCAATCATTTCACCAATTAAGAACATTTGATTTGCGAGGTTTTCAATGTTCAATGCCATTTCCATTACTGCTTCCGCATCAGAGATATAAGCATCAACTAGGATTCCTAATTGTTCTTCTATTTCTTCGTCCTTCCAATGTTTGATTTTGAAGGGATTATATTTAAACAGCAATTCATTTTGACTTAGCATTATATTTCACCTCTGATTCATCAATATATCCGTAGATGCGTTCTAAATATCTTTTGGCAATGCCTAGCATTTTCTCTCTCTTTGGACTCTGGTCTAGTAGGTTATGACACCTTCTACAGACTGTAATAATGTTTTTTTCTACCCCAAGTCCGCCTTGTGCTCTTGAACAAATGTGTGCTTCGGGAAATGCGAAGGGAGAACCGCAAAAGATACACATTCTCCCGTCTCTTTCCCATACAGTATCTTTAACTGATTTAGGAATATCTGTAGCTTGGCTGCGTTTGCTTTTATACAAGACTTACACCCTCAGGTTGCGGTTCATCAGGTTGTGAATATGTTTGTGGTTGAACAGGTGCTTGTTCAATCTGTTGTGCAGGTTGTTGAATTGGAGTTTCATCCAATTTCATATCCACATTCATTTCTTCCTCTGAATACATCTGTTGGAAATCGTTAGGGAATGTTTCTCTTAACGCTTGAGTAATGGCAACTTTACGAATCATTGTGGCGGCTTTAGTGCTCCATTGTGAATTAAGCTTTCCGTCCTTGGTTCTTCCTGCGTATTCTTCAAATGAAACTTCAATGTGTGTTGGATGAGATACATTCTTTCTAAATACATCTGCCCATCCACCTACAACTTCTTCACGATCTTTCAAATAGAAAGCGCCTTTTCGGTAAGTTAACTCACCGCTTTCATTATTAATTACGATAATTCCTGCATCTAAACCATCAAACTCTGAATTTCTTTCGGCACGTTTCAAGAAAACATCTTTTGAAACGACCATTTGAGCTGGTGTAGTGTTTCCATACTTGATTAAGTAGCAGTCTTTAATGAATGGGTTCAATCCTTGTGATTTACATAAATTGATGAAATACACAACTTCTTGGTCTGAGATTTGACCATTTCCATTTACTAGATAGTTTCTTACGATAGCTGGAGATAATTTAACTTTTTCTCCATTGGCAGAAAATTCTACCAATTGATTGTCGTTTTTCTTTGCAATATTGTTTTGTAACATAATTAACATTCTCCTTTTTCTACAATTGTCACTTTTACGTTATGTTCACGAATGAACTGATTTAAAATTGGATTAAAAGCCTGTAATTCGCTCATAGAGCCTTCAAATCTAAATACACAATATCTTCTTGGCTCTGTCTGATTTTGAGTCTGAGGGGTTTCAAATGGAGTCTGAGAAGGAACTGCATTTTCTCTTTCCATTTGAGCTTGTTTAGATTGCTCAATCTGAGCATTTACTTTTTCTTGAAGTTTTGCTTTAGCTTCTTTGATTTCGTTAATACGTTCTGTAGCTTTAGATAAATCCAAAGTCTTACAGAACAATTGGATAACTTGTTCTGCCTGTAGTTCATCCTCAGGTAAAGAGGCTTCAATGAATGATAATTGTTCTTCGGCTTTAAGGAACTTGTTATTCAAGCTTTCTTCAATTTCTTTAGGCTTAACAGACTTGTTCAAATATCTTTCTTCAAACACTAGTTCAAAAGGATATTTGTTGTTTGTCATGTTTAACCACAACTCTTTGATTTGATTGCGCTTTAATTCTTTTTCTGCATTATCAATATCATTGATTCCGTTACCTAATTTATCGGATGCAGCTTTGATAGTTTTCTCAACTGCCATGATGTCTTTTTTGTCTTGTAGCCACTGAGCAAATACATCATTCTCAACTTGTTTACGCTTATCAGATACAACTTTCACTAAATTGTTAAGTGAAGCTCTGTCTGTTTTAGCTTGCTTATAGTTGTTCTCATCAACTACATAGTCGTAAGCTTTCAATCCTTCTTGGATTGCGGGTAATAAATCACTTGCGTTTGTGTACACTTTTCCGTTTTGTGCACGTACCTCTAAATTAAATTCCATATTTTCATCCTCCATTTTTTATAAAGACAATGGGGTAGGCGGTTCTACATCATTAACAAAGTACATATCCCACTTTTCTAACATGTTTTCTTTTAGTTCATTCATACTATCTAGTGCTTCTTCTTTTCTGTATGAACGCTCTATTATCCATGCTTTGCCATTTAAAAATCTTAGTTCTGCACAATAAATAACAAAGTCAAAATCCGTAACAATCAATCCTTCTAATGTTTGGCAATAGTAGTTATTAGGAACTGCTTTCTCCCCATTTGTTCCCCACTTATCTAAACTCTGTTGATTCATTATCTTAGATGTTTTGATTTCAAGGATTCCTCTTTCTCCTGTTTCCTTGTTGTAAATCAATCCATCAGGACTATATCTAAGAAACTCATGTTCCTTAGAAACCAACGTAACGTTATCAACATACTGAACATCCAACTCAGGATGTTTGGCTTGAAATAACGTTCTTAAGCATGGCTCTGCGGTATTTCCATATTCGATAGCATCATTTGTAATCTGTTGTGAACCGAATTTTTTATCGTGCCACAACTGATTTAATGTTTTCCATGGATTCAAGCCCATGAAACAAGCTGCATCCGAACCACCGATTCCACGACCACGCTTTTTTAGCCATTCTTCATGACTTCCATACTTTTCAACACTAAACTTTTCAGTGTCTTGGTAAAGATTCATCTTTACTTCCTCCCCTCAATTTACAAACCTCTTATGTACCAATTAGCTATCACAATGAAAGCTAATGAAGCCAAGAAACAAATTAACGAACAAATGTAATTGAATTTAGCAGCTCGATTAACCATATGCGTTTGCTTTTGGCTTCTAACTGCCATAGAATATTGAGTTTCATACTCGTTATTGGCAAAAGAAGGAAGCGTGATACAATCACCTAACTCAACTGCTTTCTTCTTTGCGGTTGATCTAGAAGCAGGCTTCTTCGTCACGTTCTGCTTTGCAGAAGTCGTAGCAGTAGTCTTCATAGTCATATTGTTCTTCCTCCTCTTCTTCATCAATGTATCTGTTGTCATCTAACTCTCTTAAATCATCTACATTCATCATGTTGTTCACACCTTTCTTTGAACTCAGGAAACATCCTGATAAATAACTTTGTTGGAACTTTCTTTGTATCTATCACTTTGGATAGATTGGACTTTTTATAAGCCTCCGATTCGCATATAAGATTCAACATCTTGTATGCGTTTTTTTTAGAAACACCTAGTTCCATGATGTCTCTATAGCCAAGCAACACTTTCATTCCTTTACACATCTTTTCCCTACTTCAAATCCACACATATAAATGGTTTGAAGCATTGAAGATACGTTTACTAAATCTTCCTTAGAACATCCGTTCTTAATTAGCACATCAAAAACTTTTCCTTCCCAATGCACTGAGTCTTGGAATAATCTAATTGAATCTAATCTGTCACTTTCTAATCTTCCACTTGGTTCTGCCATTTTATTCACCCTTTCTTAACGCTTTATGCATTTTTGAACTTATTAATAAAGTAAATCTGACCTTTGCCAGTCACTTTTGTTGTCCTTGTAATTCTTGTCGAACCATCAGGATTACTTATTACTCTTTCCTTAACTTCAAATAATTCTTTTTTCATAGCCATTTGAGTCGGCATATTTTTTGAAGCGCCTTTCTTAATCAAATATCCATCATTTCGCATTCTTTCAAATAATCGTTTTTGACCAATATCTGTGCCATTCTGTTTGATCAATTTAGCTAAGTCACCAATTAGAATTGAAGTATCGCTAGTTGCAACTGCATCTGCAAAGATAGCTTTCGGTTTCATTTCTTCATTTTCAATTTGAAGATTAGCAATTGTTTTATGCGCAATGTCTAATGCACGGGCCATAACCTTTTCAGGACTATTCCAAGCCTTTTCTAATTCAATTAACTTTCTACGAATTTCTTTTCCTTTTTCATTGCGTTGTAGCATTGCAATTTCTTTTGCCATATCAAGTGTGATTCGGTAGTCTTGTAATTCTCTCGTTGCTCCGTTATTAACAAGTGTGGAACTTTTCACACTTGTAAAATCAACATTTTCTTCAAATCCATATTCTTCCATCCGCTCAAACCACCTTGTAAATCTGTCTGTTACATTTAATTCTTTGTGCAACTCTCTAGCCGACAAAGTTAACTTGTCACCATTTGTAGTTACATTTAATAATTCATTCATTTGTTCATTCTCCTTTTTATGTGTAGCAAATTGTTAAATTTGAAATGTGTCTTTTTTAGACACTATATGTTTAAAAAAAATAGATACCATTTCTTGAGGCGTTAACGAGTATTTATTAGATATTGCTTCCACCTCATCTTTAGTGAAACTTCTACCATGCTTTTCATTCAATTTCATGGAAAAAGTTTGCTCAGAAATGCCTAAATACTGAGATAATGTTTTACCTGTATCATTATTTAATACCATTAATGACTTTAATTTTTTCTTATCCATTTTATCACCGCCTTTTTTTGAGGTGTCTTTTTAAGACACTTATAGTATATCACTCTTTTATCTTTTTGCAACATGAAATGTGTCTTTTTTAGAAACTTATTAAACTGTAAGTTGAATTGCACGATACATATTTGATAGAATCAATATATAAGGAGGTCACGATAATTTGACAAAAGTATATGAAAATGGAAACAGGAGAAATGATTAAAAAGCTACGTATGCAAAACCATTGGACACAAGAACAATTAGGAGAAAAAATAGGCGTTCAGAAATCTGCGATAGCAAAATATGAAAAAGGAAGAGTTGAAAATTTGAAAAGATCAACAATTCAAAAAATGGCAGAAATTTTTAATGTATCACCACTTGTATTTCTTGGATATGAAGTTGAAGAACGACCAAGCAAACAAGATATACGACTAAAGACAATATGTAATAAATTATCTAGCCATAATCTTCTTAATCAATTATTCGACAAAGTATGTGATTTAACTGATAACGATATAGAATCGGTAATAATGTTTGTTGATACCATACGAAAGCAACGAGGAATTGATGAATAAAAAATCATCTGATAATTAAAAGAGGTAGCACAAAACGTCCGCAACGAAACATGATAAACTTTAAGTGCCTGTAAATAGGCAACTGTATTTTCATCTCTCTCTATTTCATGGAAGGCACACTCGCTAAAGGGTGTGTTTTTCTTTTTACAAACAAAAAAGCACTAGAAATTAATCTAGTGCATTATCTTTATCCATAAACTTTGCAATTCCTTTATCTGCTTGAGGTAGCCAATGAGCATAAACACTTAATACAGTGCTTAAATTGTCTCCTAAACGCTTTGCGACATCATACAAGCTAAAATTAGAGCTTCCGTCTCTTACCATATTGCCAATCATATATGAAGCACATGAGTGCCTTAAATCGTGTACACGAATGATAGGTATTTGTTCTTCATTGTTTTCGTTTGCGATTTTAATAGCTTCTCTCATCCTCGTTCTCACTGTTGTGTTGCATACGGGTATATCTATCCCGAATACAAATGATTTCTCAGGAACATCCAACATTTCTTTAAATTCTCTGTATTCATCAGATAGGAACTGGGGCATTGTAATTGTTCTGTAGCTATTAGGAGTTTTTGGAGTAGTAACTTTATGCAAATCTTTTGACCATGTTTTTTTAACTGCAATCGTATTGTTCTCTAAATCCACATCTTCCCAAGTCAAAGCCAATGTTTCACCTATTCTCATACCCATGTAGAATTGATTATTAAATAGAAGATGATACAAAGGATTTTCAACGTAAGGAATAAACAAGTTGAATTGTTCCAAAGTCCAATATTTCATTTCGACTTTCTTTTCGTTTGGATTTTTAGCCAATTCAACAGGCGAACAAGGATTTGATTCTAAATATCCTTTACGAACTGCAAATCTCAACATCTTATTGATTCTAGATAAATAATTCTTTGCAGTTTCATATCCTACGTTATTAATCATTAATTCCATTGCACATTCTATATCGTTTGTTGTAATGGATTTTATGTTTACATCACCTAAAATATCAATCCATCTTTCAAGTAATCTGTTCTGAACTCTATATGTGCTTTCTTTTATTCTCTTTTCTGTATATGCTGCATAGATATTAAGTAATTCCTCAAGTGTGATATTTTTGTATGGGTCTTTAATGTTCTCTTTGAATATAATCTCTGCTTTTACTGCATCTTTCTTTTTTGGAAAGCCACGTTTCTTGTATTGTCTATACTTTCCATTCTTCATTTTGTACGAACCATAGAAATACCACGTACCTGTTTTTTCATCTTTCTTTACCGCCATGTAATTTTCCCTCTTTCTTTAGATAACACTTAAATTTTATAAAAAACTAGTGAAAATAGGTGAAAAACAAGGCTATTTTATGCCAATATCATGCCAATAATATATATCATACTTTATATAAAGCAATTTTCTTTTTGTTGAATGATATTTATAAGTTTCTAGCTATTTATTTTCCTTTATTTTTTATTCATCTAGTTTACTTTATGTTCTCATACTTTCTCGTTTTTGACCACTTTTTATTTAATTGAACCTAAAAAAATATTCCATACGTTATGCCACACGTTTTATGCCATTATGCCAAAAACTATATTATTAGCTTTTTCTTATAATATATAAACAAAAAAGCCTCCTGCTTGGTAAGGAGACTCTTTTGCATAAAGTTATCTTTGAAAGGGTTGTGTCCATCCATGAAGAACACATCAATAATATAGCATATAAATTTTAAGATTTGTTAAAAAACAAAAACCATACCTGGATGTGAAAGGTATGGAATCGTTTTGGTGACAATTTTTAAAAAGGGGAGCTTTTAGCAATTGTCACATTTTGTCGTTGTTTGCTAGTGCCACAAAGAGAAAGCAAAGATATAATTATACGTCTATAATTGTTTCAATTTCCCAAAGAGAATCACGGTCTTTCGATTCGTCTTATCCTAGCAACATGATTATAGCATATCAGTATGAATTTTATAGAAAAAAGACCACCTTTCAAGTACTTCTAGAATGTACTCTATTCAGTGGCAGAAAAAAGCGGGTTATTTTCTTTGTAGTCGACTTGCATAAAAATAATATTAATCAGTCACGCTTGGAATAACTATAGATCAATACTAATAAATCCATATGCCTAACTTGGATTTGTGCATCAAGCTAACATGGTTCACTTAGAATTCATCATGTTTGGGCCTTTGCCATTATAGCATAACAAAAACTGCCACACAATTAAATGCGTAGCAGTTTCGTTTCTCCTTGTTCCTATAATTGGTACACGAGATAAATAGAATACAATCGTATTCCCCTAAGCATAGATATTATACCATACTATGATATTGGTCGCATTGTGCACTCTGCTAATCTATGTGCATATATTTTAGCATAAAAAAGCAAAGACCGTACAAATAATCATACGGTCTAAGAAACTCTTTCTACTCTAGTAGATGAGCTATTTTCGTTCACGATAGTTCACACTACCACGACTGATTTACAACATATAAACCTCTTTTTTGCAGATTTCGTGCAAAAACAAGCGTTTCATGTCGTATTTCGTACATTATGTACAATTATTTGAACAAATTAGCGATTTTTTCAACGATCTTTAGCAACAGTTCAATCAATTTATTGATTCCTGTCACATTGATTTTGTTTCCATTATCGTCTTTAGAATCTGTATTTGGTTCATCTTTTTTGTTTTCTGAACCATTTTCGTCCTTTTTATCGTCTTTTGATTCATCTTTCTTTGGATTTGATTTATAAAAATCAATATCGTGGAAGATTATATCTTTGTCGATTGGGTTAGCTGCATACTGATGAATAACACCTACACCAGATTGGTCTGATTGAATATTACCATCATTCGTACCCCAATTTGCAATCCATAGTGGATATGTTGTTTCTACAAATGTTCCTAGCCAACTAGTACTAGTATAAACACCTGTATAATATCCCTTAGCACTCATATAGTCGCAGAATACTTTGCAAGAGAAAGAACATCTTTCTTTTGTTAAGACACCAGCTTTTTTCTTGTAATTGTCGGCATCTTCCATATCAAACCATACACCTAATTGTACATTTCTATCTTTGATTAGATTATATACATACTCTGCTTCCGCTCTAGCTTGGCTATCATCTAACGCATAATCATAGCAATACACACCATAAGGAATCTTTAATTGTTCACATTTATCTGCAAAGTATTCAAATTTCTTATCAGTGTGTTCTCCGTAGGAAGCACGCAAAATCACAAAGTCATATTTTGATAAATCAATATCTGAACTGTTGTGTTCTGAAATATCAATTCCGTACCCCTTAACATTCTTAGTGTAATCTGTTGTAGTTGGTTTAGAAGGCTCTGTAGAAGGCTTAGAAGGCTCTTTTGTATCTTCCTTAGTATTTGTATCAGGTGCTCTGAATTTCGCCCACATTTGACTTCTATCCTCTGTAGCAGATACCGCAACAAAGAACTTTCTGTCTCCTTCTTTACCTACAACATATCTATGTCCATTTGTAACGCACTTCCAATAATAACGAATCTCATCTCCTGAATTGCATTGTCCAAAGATTTCTCCACTTGGATTATCGTAATGCTTATGTACACCATCAACAATGAATGTTGCGATACCATCTTCCTGAGTTAATTCAATATCTTTTGTTTCAGGAGCACCAATTGTGGCCCATGGCTCAACACCATATGATTCACTACCACTAACTGCTGCAAAGCATCTTACACCATTTGTATGAATCCATGAAATCCATCTATGTCCATTTCCAATCCATTTTTCTGTATAGACTTGCTTTTCGCCCTTTACAAATGTTCCGTAAGAAGCACCTGTTGGTGTATCTCTATGAATAACGATAGCAGTATCATTGTTGAAAGTTGCCATTCCATTTTCTTTAATCAATTGAGAAGCATCATATGTAGAAGCATTTGTATAGAATTTAGGTCTTAAATATCCCCAAATAGCACCTTGATAGTTTAATGGCCATAACATAGCTTTAGGGTTGCCTAGAACGTTCTGAGAGAGTGCTCTGCCTTCCCAATAGATAAATATATGTCCGTATCTAGAATCACCGCCTACAGACACTCCCACGTCGCCATTTTGGGGAGCACCTGTAACAACATCAAAATAGCTTAACACACCATTGCTTGCTCTGTTAAACCACCAATCACGAGCGTGTCCACGAGGAACACAAGGCTTACCTCCCCATGCCATCAATCCTTGAATTAATGAAACGCACTGCCCACCAAATGGCTCAACACTTTGAACATAATTAATGTTCATTATTTGCCCTTTATTGTTAAAAACCTTATTGATAGCATAGTTATAAAACTCTTGTGGAGTTCCCATTTTTCATCCTCCTTAGTTTTTATCTAGCAGAAAGTCTTGAATCTCATCTCTAGTTTCTTGGAGCTTGTCTTTATCATTTTCAGAAAGCATATTATTGATAATTGCGATATTTGCTTTTAGTGTTAAATTACCACGTTGCTTATCTTCTTCTAATCTTTCTTCATGTTCTCCTAATCTTCGAGAGTGTTCATTCAATTCTTTCTTAATCCCTTCTTGTGTGATAACTAAACTTTCAATTGATTTTATTCTCTCATTGTCTCTTACTAACCATTCTTCGTGTTTTCTAACGGTTTCTTTTAAATCGTCATTAGGTTTCTTTACCTCTTTAACAATCTTCACAACTCCCCAAGCGGAAGCAATGAAACCTAAAAGCCATAAAACATATTCTAAATCAATAGTGATTACTTTCACTATTAGTCACCTTTAACATTGATTTTATCAATTCCATTATCTAATTGAATCTTAACGTATTCTTCAATTTCATCAAAAGTACTTTGAACAATTTCACTAATCATTTCTTTTGTGATGATGCCATGCAAAGCATCAGGAACAAGATCGTATAGTTTACTAACAACTTCTTCAAACTTTTTACCGCCAGCATTAGTTGTATCTTTGTAGTTGTTCTCTGCTTCTTTAATGTAAACTACTGCTTGTGCAGTGATTTTAGCAATCACTTCTTGAACTTCTTTTGCTTTGGTTTTAGCTTTGGTACTGAATTTAAAATATAAAGCTAATCCACCGCAAACTAAAGTAGCAGCAGTCTGTAATAAAGTTAAAAAATCTTGTACATTCATAAATTTACACCTCCAAAAATATTTCATCTCTCTCATATTTTCTGAGGTACTGTTTTATGGCATCTCAATTATATAATGAAAAGAAAAGGACGTACATTATCGCCCTTTCTCTTTATCCAAAACATCAATTCCATTCATATATAGAATCTCATTTTGTTCTTTGATGATTTTATTTTGCTTATCAATAATATCTAATAAATATTGAATATACTCGAAATTACTCAAAATCAATCAACTCTTGATATTCTGCTTTAGTGATTTTCTTTTTCTTATAAGCTTGTTCTACTAAGAAAATATAATTATCTTTGCTATACTTTCCGTCAATCACCCTGCTTTTCTGATTACTCAAAATCCTGTACATGAGTCATTCCCTCCGTTTCTTCTTCGTCAACAGGTAATTCAATACCTGCCATACAAGCAACGTATTCTGTTAGAAACTTTTGATTTGCCAATTCATCTTTAGTAGATTGAACTTGATAAGCTTGATATTCTTCTTCCGCTTGTTTGTCAATAGAAACATCTAATTGTTTGATAATCATACTTTTATCTCCTTCCATAGATTAGCGTAATACACATCTATTCTTTGCAATAACTTGTACGTATTCCCTAATTCTGCGTGTGATCTCCAACTATGAAGGCTTGCATCAATTTCTTCTTTTGTTATTTCACCTTTCTTGGATTTAATGACTTGTTTCTTTAATTTTCGCCTTTCATGTTTTATATTTTCTGAACTTAGGTTGTAATAAACCTTTCCCGTTTTTGATAATGTAGCTTTAAATCCAAGAAACATAAATCCTTTATCTATTCTTAGAACTTTGGCTTTCTTTGGGTTAGGTTCAAACCCTAATTCGATTAACTTATCACAAACTATTTTCTTCCATTGCTTCGCTTTTTCTTTGTCATTTGTAATCAAATAGGAATCATCCATATATCTTATGAAACTTTTGCAATGTAATTTTTCTTTGATGAAATGGTCTAATTCATTTAATAAGCTTATGCCAGCAATCTGAACCATTTGAGAACCTGGATTATATCCAATGTCTCCTGAATATTGTGTATCTAACACATCTTGAGACATACTAGCAGTATCTGAATCACACATCTTATAAAAACATTCATTGACATCTTTATGTCTCATGTTTTGATAATATCCATGTATATCTATCCATACAACATATCCTACATTTGTTTTGTTGTTGATGTAATATCTATGAAGATATTGTCTCATTACATCCATAGCTTTCTTTGTTCCTTTGAATTTTTGACAAGCTATATTTGTATAAACAAAGTGTTTTGTCGTTTGAGGATATAATGAATTATCGTTAATACTACGTTGATAAACTCTATCCCTGAAAGGAATACTTAAACACTCCCTTCTTTTTGGATATGTAACAATAATTGGTTTAGGTTTTCTGTTTATCCATGTATCATTCTGTAATTGTTCTTCCATCTTCAAACAATTTTCTACACCATTTAATACAAATGATTTAACACTTGGTTTCCAAGATACATTTTTCTTACATTTCAACATTGAATCAAACAATTGATCGTAGTCTGTAATATATTCTTTTATTTTCAAAATAATAGTTTCCTTCCGTCATAGTTAGCTACCATCTTTTTTAAGAGGCTCTAACATCGGTGGCAAAATACACTGATTTATGTATATTCTGCGGTATTGTTCGCTCTAATGAGCAGGGATGAGGTTCCTTGTTTACACATATCAAATCGTATCAACATCTAAGGTTGACCATATAGTTTAAGTTGATAAACAATCGGGGCGAACATATTCGCATTGGAAGCGTTGTTGTTGTTGACATTGCCACTAGTGTACACACTCCACGCACGACAAGCATCGCCTCGGAAGGCTGAACGCAAACGGACGTACTGAGAATCAACCTACATCCCGTATGTATTAGTATTTATTAATAATTACTAATTGATATATTTTGCATATCGCTCTTTATCTGCATTATGCCATGCGATATACATTCTCTTTACTGTTACTACTTGATTAGTCCAATATTTAACTCGTTTTCCACGAATGTTAAATAATGTCTTTGCTACATCTATGTCAGACAATAAATCTATACAAAGGAAAATGGCTTCACGTTGGTATCTACTGCGTTCTTCCCATCTTTCATGTCCTGTCTTACCTTGAACATAGATTGCATTTGCTCTTTTTCCTAGCCTGTATATATCTTTTGCCTTCTTAATCATGTCACCCGTCATTGTCTGATAATACTCAGGCGGAAAATTGTTTGTGTTTGAACAAATCTTTACAGTATACAAAGACAAGTTTCTTGCTTCCCATAAACAATCCAACATTTTATTTGTCGGTGTGTCAGGTACATTTCTTTCATTTACATTAGTTGCCATTCAATAATTCCTTTCCTTGTATGGGGCAGTACGTTGTCTGCCCTGATTTTAGATTTATGCGATGCAAACAAGCGGGGCGAACATATGCGCATCGGAAGCGTAGTAGCCGTAGTAGACAATGCCACTAGTGGACACACTCCACGCACGACAAGCATCGCCTCGGAAGGCTGAACGCAAACGGACGCACTGAGGTGATGTTTTGTTAGCAATGGAATACTCAACCATATTTGGATAATTTGTCCACCATTCGCAAGGTGTTGTACGTCCGCTTCTTCTTTTCCAATAGGTGTGAACATCACCTTCACCACTAGTTTGTGGTTTAATGAACATCTGAGATAGTGAAGGTAACGTAACATAATCATATGTAATATCCTCTGCCCCTTCATTATTAACAGTATTAGCATAAGTAACTACCTTTACTTTTTTTAAACAATTTAGCATTTCCTCAGGCATACCACAAAGGAATCCGTCTTTAGAAGCTAATTGGTCAGGACAAATATCCCATTGATCTTGTGGAGTCCACCATTGCCCTTTTGGCTTACTTGAGTTTAGCCATTGTCGTAACGCAGATGTTTTCCAACGATTCCATCCATATGCCAATTCTTGTACTGAGTTTAAATTTCCACTTCTACTGTCATATGGGATTGTTCCTAGATTTGTTCCACCACTACCAACAGTAACATTTACCGTCTCATTTAATGTAATTCCATCTTTACCATATGAATAAACTTTCCAATTAGATGGTACTTGGTCGGGTGCTCCGTAGCATCCAGCTAGTCTACCACCTTTTTCAACAGGTTTTGTCAATGTAAATTGGTAATTGATTCCTGGCTTAACATTATTTCCCCATGCCTTCGCAAAATCAAAATTATAAGTACCAGCACTAAGTCCATCAGGACACGCTAGAAACGCTCTCTGATGCGAAAATTGAATACCAAAAGGCAAAGCGTAGTGCGATTGTAACCACATTCCAGGAACAACTTCTCCGTCTTCTAAAGTCATATCTTCAAAATGATTGACTTGCCAAGGCAACGTATACTTCTTGTTTGAGTCTGCGGTGTCTGTCCAATCCTCTAACAATTGTGTGCCAATAGCAAACGCACTTTCACCGACTCCGTTTGCAATTAATGTTCTTACCTTCTGCCAATCCATTGGCTGATATGAAATTCCATTTTGAGCAATGATATTCAATGCTTTTACAATTTTTTCTCCTGTTTCATCTGTTAAAATTCTGTGTTTTGCCATTATTCTTGTACCTCCTGAACAATATATCCTTCTTCGTCTACAGATAATCCCAACGCTTCAAATTCTTTTCTAAGCCTACTTACACCTAAAGAATCATCTAATTGTTGGATTGTACCTTGTTTGGTAGCTTCATTATCTTGGACGATAATTAAATCTGTTTTTGAAATGCCTTTACTTGAAGGCAATTCTGCAATTCTAACACCCATTTATATACCTCCTAACTGCCATAGTTTGTATGACGTAGAATCTTACCTTTCTTGTTGAAATAAACTGCTTTTACTTTCTTTATTACTCCGTTATCGTTGTAGAAAACTCTAGCGGTTCTAAGTCTTTCTCTACCAAGAACATCAACAATCAAGTTATCTCCATTCTTAGCTAAGATGTCTACTCCGTCTTTTGTAAGGATGTTTTCTTCATACGTATTTGGGTTATATGCAATCTTCAATTGGTCAACTAATGTTTTAAAACTGAATGTAGCACTATCTGATTTAGAACCGAAGTTATCAACTACACGAACGTATAATGTATAACTTGTTTCAGGGCTTAAATTGTCTAAATGAATTTGCGTATCAGTTCCCACATTAATCCAATTTGAATTGTCTAGTGAATATTCATAGTGATCTATTGTTGTTCCTTCATTTACAGAGGATCCATACCAAGCAAACATACCGCCATACGGTGTTAACCGTGTACATTCAATACCACCTACGTTTTGTTTTTCAGGGTTCAATGTTGTAAATGATGTACTAGCTGCTAACGAAGGTTGACCATAGTTATCGACCATTCTTACATAGAATTTATAGTTTGTATTAGGTTTCAAATCACTAAGAGTTAAGCTTGTTGCTTTACCTTGGTCTGTCCATTTTTTTTCATCATTAGATGTTTGATAAGAATAATCAGTGGCCATGTCTCCTAATGAGAATCCACTCCAACTAACTTTTGCAGAATTGGACGTTACCGAGCTTAAAGAAACACTTCCTTTTGAAGGCGCATTAGGATATTTAGTTGTTGTGGTAAAATCAACTGCTTCACTCCAAACTCCATTGTATTTCCTTTTAAAGCGATAATATCCAGTGTATTTTGTGTTCGGCTTTAATCCTGTCCATGTATCTACAAAAGGCGTATCTGCTTTTATTACTTTATTCCAATCCATCCATGTTTTCCCGTCTCTACTCCATTGGTTTTCTTCGGACACAAACGGAACTGAAATTGTACAGTACATTGTTTTATATGTACTTCCAACATTGCTGATTGTTGCCTTGTCTGCGGTTCTATCAATTTTAGGAAGTGAGATGTCTACTACATTTGTGTTATAAGGACTTCCTATAGCTCCTGTATATGTTCCATTAAACCAATAATGCACTTTGCTTGATGCATTACCATTAGAATCATGGTCAACAGTAAATGAACCGTTTTGTAGAATATATTCCTTGCTTGTACCAGCACCACCATCTGATAACGTTGCATGAGCACTATAATTTGGTGCTCCTGTAACTCCAGCAGACCAATCTTGTTCAACACGATAACCTGTATAATGTGGGTTTTTATTTTCAACTAAAATCCTTGTTCTTGTATGGACTGTAGACCTATTGTTTACGACATCTTGTTCACTCCATGCGTAAACTTGGAAATACATATTACATATGCCACTGTATGACCAAATTTGATGATTTCCAAGTAATGTCCATCCTCCACCTACATAAGCCATAGATTAGTCTCCTATCTGAAAGTAGAAATATCCGTTAGGGCAATTTGTTGTGTTCGGGTCGGCAGTTCCAACTTTATAACGAATTGATTCAATATTTACTGCGTGTTTTTCATCAGGTGGTATCGTTACGTTATTAACTTTGATTGTTTTGATAGGCACTAATTGATCTACAACTTCTTGTTTAATATATCCAGCATCATTTTGAAGCTCAGATACATTTTTAGGAATTTCAGTTTTCTTTGCATAAACACTGGCTATATCTAGATTGACAATATAATCAACAGGACTAATTGTGTTTCCATCTAATTTAATAGTTGTGATAGGCACTTTGATAGCAATGTTTTTATTGTTGTCTTTGGCAATATTTGTTCCGTTTACAGAGATTGTTTTAACGAATTGATTTAGAATCGCCATTAAATCCAATTGATTAGAAATATCACCAATCATATTTCCCCATTTCACTTTTAAATTTGCATGGTCATTGATTACTTGAATTTCTTTTCCGTTGTAGATGTAGAACAATCCTTTTGAATCCACATACGCATGGTCTCTACTTGGATTAGTAATATCATCTACAGAATCAACGATTTCTAGCCAAAATTCGCAATCACCATCTTTTAAAGGAAACGCTACAGCCATATCTTTATTACATACTACAGGTTGCATATTATTTTCCTCCAGCTTTCATAATGTCTGCGAAACAAGATGCACAAGATGTAATTTCTACACCTAAGAATTTTGTACAAGCTTCAATAAACTTCTTGTTAATCTCCAAAGCGATATTCAATAATTCAGGGTCTCTATCCGAAGCTTGATATGCTTCAAATGCAGTGTACATAGCCATACTTAAATGTTTAACTAAACACCACTGTTCTCTATCCCCTTTACCACCGAAAGAATTGTATAGATAAAGCATTTGAGAACGTCTGATATTGGCATAATCATCAATTTCATCCTTTAATGCTTCAATCTTTTCTAAATTATCAGGAATTTCTTCTTCACTAATCAATCCATTTTCAACCTCAGAAATACGTTTTTCTAATAAGGTTTTAGCGTGTAGTTCTGCGCTTGCAATTTGTGTAAAACTACGGATAATATCTTCTCCAATTCCCGAAGTGCTATATTTGTTTTCCATCTACACAACCTCCTTTTTGTATGCTTTGATAGACAATCTAGCAGACTGTTGTTTTTGTTTTCTTTTAAAGTCAATTTGTTGACTGTTCAATTTCAATAGCGATATGGCAGACTGCCAATCTCTAGGATTTTGTTTTACATGATTTGATAGGTTTTCAATTCTTTGTTCATATCTATTCATAGATACCTCTTATCTGTTTACATGACTATATTTAAGATAATTTACTAACGTACAATCAAAATTACCATTTCCCGTTACTTTGATTGTTTTATATCCTGGGTCTAGTATTCTGTTTCTATCAGCTTCTGAAAGATACCCACAAGCTTTAAGAACATCGAAGTTAGAATATTGCCCAGGCCATAATCCATTGCCTGTAATCCAAGCCCCATTGAATTGTTGCTTGAAATATGGTGTCATGTCTATTCCTTCGATCTCGATATTAAAGTTTGTAGCAGTAGAATTATCTATTACTAGTTTAAACTCAAAACGCTCATAATAAATCAAATCCTGAGAAATTGACATTCCTATTACCGCTGGTTTAGAACTCGAACATCCCCATCTAGGGAACTCGTACCCATAAAAATCAACTGTGTGGTTTCTACGTTGAATGGAATTGTATCTTCCTTTTTCTTTCAAATCATAGACACTATCAGCTAATATATTTATTGCCTTACTAATATCCATAACTAATCACTCTTTCCGTCTCTATCCGTTCTTAGGAATTTCTCTAGTGTCAATGTATCTATTTCAATTCCTGTTTTATCTATTTCTCTTTGTAGACTTGTGATATAGAACCAATCGTCTTGTTTTAGAATACGTTTCATGTATCTATTACAACTTCCCAATTGCAATAAATTGAGATCATAAATAAATCTGATTCTATCGCCTACGTTTACTTCTTTAGGCAATGCTTCACAAGAAGTGTTGATAGAAAACTTTCTTCTTGCGTTAATTAGTTTTCTACAGGCACAATCATATACGACCTTGGCCGCATAAATTCTATCGTTATCAGTAATGATAGTTGTTCCGTTTGTAGACTCAGGGTCAATACTCTGTTGCACGTATACGCTCTTTACTCTGAAAATGCCAATGATATTTGATGTACTGATTGTTGTTGTATTGCAATATGGATAAGGTTGATTTTGACCAAAGAAATTCGCTCTTCCATTGCCAGCATCCGAAACATACATTGCAACGTGTGATGTAGGTGTGTCACCACTTCTACCGAATATGCACCAATCACCAAATTGAGGTGTACTAACATAATCAAAGTATTGAGAATAACCTAATTCATCTCTGTTATACCAAATGTAATCTGCATATCCATCACCGCCTATAGCTCTTGTGGGGTCGGGATAATTTAATGTTTGCAATGCTTTCTTCCATGCATCTACACATTGATATGGTTGTTCAACAGGCACACCATCCATGTCGATAGATTGACCATTCCATGTGTTGATAAAATTCTGAGCGTTCCAAGGACGGGATTGTGTTTTATCTGTATCTGTTGTAGTACCGTTATCATCTTGTTCCCAATCAGGAATCAAACCATAAATACGTTGAGCAAATTCAATACGCTTTTGATACTGTAAATCAATAGATGTATCACCACGTTCATAATCCGCCATAAAAGCCATTACCATGTAATTCATATCTGCTTCCATGTGTGACCATTGTTGAAATGTGATGTTATAAGAAGAAGTAGGAATCCAAGGGCCATTTGTAGCGTTTGTTGACCATTCTTCAACTAACTTAGCTACTTCCCCTTTTCCGTACATTGTGTAGCTTGTATATCCATGAGAGCCTAACCAATTTGTAATTCGTGTGTATGGTGTCCATTGAACCAATCCAAATCCTTTTTGAGAATCAGGAACATCACCCATTTGATACAAGTTAGGGTTTAAGGTTGATTCTACGTGACACGAACCACATAAAGCAGCAATAGCAGATTTGCTCCAAATGTCTTTTAAAGAGTGCCACAAGGCTTTAGCGTTGTTTATTTCCTCTGTATCCGTCAAAAATCTTTGCTCTTTAGGAATGACCCATTTATAGTCCTTAGAGTCTTTTGTCATATCCTCTAAGCTAAATGGTGATAAATCATCAAATGCAAATGTTCCTTCAATGAATACACCACTTTCATATCCAACTGATTCTGTATCAATAATGGAATATTCCAATTGATTGTTAGGAGCTAATTTAGGAAAGTCTACATATTCATAATCACGCTCGTTATTTATGTTTGACCTCAAAATAACTACAGGAAACTTAGGGTTCTGCAAGCTTTTATCGTTATACACTTCTCTCAGAGATAAAGAGGACATACCACTATCAGACTTATTAGCATAAACTGTAGCAAGGTTAATAACATCTGAAAAATCGGTTTCCATTGTTGGCTCACCAATGATTCTGTAATTTCTTCCTAATGTTGGTTTATTGGAAAGCATAACGGGTTGCTTCTTTCCAAAATATCCAACTTCAACTTGCTTATCATTCGTAAACGGTACTCTCCAATAAACAGATGGTGTCAATTCACAAGTTTTAGTAAGTGCATCTAATTTAGATTGTCTAGAATAAACGTAGTCAATCTTTTCACTATCAATCTCAGTTTCAAAATTCATCTTCCACTGAGTCGAATAATACATATCTTCACTTTCGTATACGTTCTTTATAAGAGCGTTTTTAACCGCATAATTTGTTGGTACTTGCCTATATGTCCATTCGTTAATTACGTGCGTTAGAGATATGTTTAAACCACTTACAGAGGGTTTGTAGTCGGTAATCATTCCGTAGAAAACTCCACAATCCATAATTACTCGCATTTCTTTTCTTCCTGAGATTAAATCGTAGTATTCGTTAGGAATTGTGATTTGCATTTCAGGTACTGTCATCAACTCATTTGAAAAACTGATTGTGCTTAAAGCTTCTCTGAATCTTTTCTTAACTTTTCCAAATTCTAATATTTCAAAGTAAGGAATCATATTTACTCCTAACTACCAATTTTGCCTTGTCCTACCCATTTACCATTTTTTCTGATTCTACTTGACCCTTGGTTTTCTTTGTTCGCTTTATCGGCACTGTACTTGCCAATAGTAACCCAAGAGTCTTTAACTCTCTTTTTAAACCATCCTGTAGCTCTATCTAAAGAATAGAATATACCGCCTTTTCTTACTGCCCATGGTCTGAAATCAGGGATAACCTGTTGAATTGAATATATATTTTCGTAAGGGAATGTAGCATCTTCACCTCTTAATTCAACTTTAACGTGTGTTGTATCTGTTGGAAGTTGTAACTTGCCACTCCATTGACTATTTTGTGCAACTGTTTCCCAACCTGATGAATAAGCCAATGACCATGTATCAGCATGAGAGAATATTACTTGATTATAAATCTCTCTCCATGATGCTTTGTTGTTGTTAGAAACACTAATAATCAAAATATAGTTGTATCTTCCTCCATACTGTACATACTTTCCGTTTCCTGTATATGTACCAGCATCCGTTACACCATATCCAACTAAATCTAATGTGAACGTAACACCATAGTTTCCATCATCTGAAAAGTTGATACCTTTTCCGTACCCTTTAGCATGGGCGGTAGCAAGGGGAAATCCAAAGTCTGCGGTATTGCCTGGATTTCCGCCTAATACTACGTTATTGTATGGCCCTGTGTTATCGTAAGCTCCATGAAAGTTTTGCCATGCCATTAAACACCACCAGCCAAATCATTCTCAGAACTTCCGTTATTAGTACGGATGTATGAGTTTCCATCAGGAGTACCACCAAAGATATTGATATTACCTGTTGCAATGCTTCTTCCGTCATTGAATTTTCCTTGAAATACAGTATCTCCTGTTTGCTTCCATGCACCACTATTTTTAAGGTTCGTAAGAATCTTTTCAACCGCACTGTACATATCTCCAACGCTGCCTTCGATACCACCAACCTTATTTTGTAATGCTCTGATAGCATTCCAAATCTTTTGAATTTCGGCCCATAGCTTTTCGATTTCTTCCCATTGGCCACAATCAGAACAAATCATTACATCCATGATACTGATTAGGTTCTTTTCCAAATCTTTGATGGCTTCTTTTGTATCGCAAACATCATATGTATCAATCTTTTCTAGCAATCCGCCTAATAAGCAATCGTTCATATCGTGCATATCTGTACAGTTATTGTGGCCCTTGTTTTCAAAACCTTGGTTTACTTTAAGATTTGCACAAATAGTATCTGTTACACCTTTTTGAATGAAATTACTGCTCGTAGCTTTTAAAGAATCGCAAGCAGAACAAACATCTTTATTCATTTATGTGTACCTCCTAATCTCTACAGATAACAAAATTCACCTTGTTATCATTTACAAAACGAGTGTGTAGAGATATTTCATCATCTTCTAGCCAATCAACATAAATAGAAAGGAATTGCAACCAATTTGTTGTTTCTCCAGCTTTTACTGTTCCACTCATGCTTAATTCCACTGTTTTGTTAATATCTTCTTCAAATGAAGCATTTGTGATTTTTTGATATACCAACGATCCACTCTTATTAGGAACACGAATTGAAACAGTTGGAGCTGAGCCAGCGGAAACTCCCGTCATTTTATAAGAGTAGTGTTTCAATGTAACACTGTTGAATTTGTATGTAGCACTCTTATCTTTGTTAGGCTTCATACAGAAATCTACTTTTCCTGTAATAACTCCGTCCGCTACTTTCTTGTAATCGCTAGTGTGAATCCAATCTGAATATCTGAATGTGAAATTACCTTGTCTGTCAATTTCAACACTCAATCCAGGTGTAGACTGTTGAATAGTGTATTGAGTTTCGATTGCCAAATTTTGAAGTTGAAGATTATACAACTGGTCTTGCAATCCACACATCCAACAAATCATAGCTGCTTTCATGTTGTAATCATTGTTAGCGTATTGACTCATGAATAATTTCCAATCACACAAATCAAATCCATCTATGATGTCATACAAGCCTTTTGTAAGGCAATCGTTGGCATTTTCCATGTCTGTACACGTATTATTGCCGTTATCAGGATTTAAGCCTGTATCGTTTCCTAAAGACGTACAGATTGAATCTGTAACACCATTTTGGATAAACTCTGCACTGCTATCTTTTAACTTTCCACAAGCAGTGCAATAACTTTTTACATTTGCCACTGCAAGCCTCCTTAATTTGTAAGTTCATCAACATCTATATATACACAAGCCATCTTACAACATGAGCCTGTGACAACTAATCTATTCATTCCATGATGTACTGTGAATCCAAATTCATCTTCGATAACTAGATTATCTAAATCTACTTCTTCTGATGCACAACATCCATCCGCAGTAAAGTATAAGTTCCAGCTTGAATCAAGTGTTAAAATTCCATCATATTCGCCTAGAATCATCATCTTGTTTCCATTGATTTCGATTTCAGGGTTTTGGAATTTACCATCTAGAATCAATTTGACCTTATCGGTATCTAATACTGTTCCACTGTAGAATCTTCCAGCAATTGACTCAACACAATAATCTTTTTTACAGATTTTGTTTTTAATCAAATCATCACCGAAAATCTGTTCACCTTTAATGCAATCGTAGACAATCTTGTACGAATTACCGCAATTCATAAAATCTTCCAATGCTTTAGTTCCCATCACGCATAAAGATGTTTCCTCTGTAATGTCTCCACAATCACATAGACACGAATTGCAAGTTTCCATATCAGGAGGGCAAGTGACACAACATGATAAGCACTCTTGAGCATCTCTGAAATCCTCACAATCGAGGATATTACATACAGAATAAGGAACTAAGAATGTTTTCTTTGTATCTGCAATATGCCATACACCTTCCCAAAGTTTAAAATCAATATCCATTGATAAATAGCCTTGGTATTTTTTGTAATCTTCACTAAATCCTGTGACATAGGCCCATGCCCAAATCAATTTGTTATCTTGAATTGCCCATAATCTTCCAGGTTTAAGCAAATTCAAATTGAAATAGTCACGTAGGAATCTTCTATCTTCATCATGAAAATGTTCATAATTAAAATTCAATGTTAAGGACAAATCACCTTCCGTAAGAAACTGTTGATTCTTTTGGAAAGCAACATAACTACCATGTCCGTAACTATATTCTTGCGTTGCAGTCTTTGTATCTTGCTTTAGAGAGGCAGAGGAAATCTCCTCCGCACTGTCTATTACAAGATCATTGAACTGAACGTATGTTTTTAATGGGTTTAAGTTATAACAAGTCATTATGCCAAACCTCTCAAGCATCTACCTACTTTGATAGCCTGCCTTCTTTCGTTTCCTTCGTTGAAAGCGATACTGTTATTCGTAACACGATTATCGTTATTGTTGATAGTCACGTTCTTATTAACAACACTTCCAACATGAGAACCATATCTAGTAGACAATTCTTTGAACGCACCTTTTAAATCCATGTTATTTACTTTATCCATGAAGCTTTGACCTGCGTTCTTAACTGCACTACGTTTCATTACATACTCACCAGGAGTAAGCATAGCAGGAACTGTATCTGTTCCACTAGGGTTCATGACGATTGGTTGTCCACCTCGTTTTAAGTAAACTGGGCCACCTTTAGCAAACTTAAAGTTTTTTCCTTGTGACTCATTGCCCGTGTTTACTGTAGGAGTAGTTGTACCACCTGTATTAATGTTTCCTGATTGATTGTTGAACGCATTTTTAAATGCACTTCCTAAGTATTGTCCTAAATCTGTGAATCGTGTTGAATATCCATACATCATAGTAATCTGATTAGAGATTGAACTAGACATATTAGAGATACCTTCACTAAATCCACTTACAACATCTTTTCCAAACTTCTTACCTACGGATTTGAAGCTTTTCTTCTTCAATGAAGCTTTAGCATTATCAATCTTAGTTCCAAATGAGCCTTCAATATCAATACTTTTGAAACCTTCAATAATTCCATTGGCCATATCTGTACCAGAGGTATTAAATTCTGATTTCATATTTGATAAAGTTGTGGCCATGTTGTGGAATGAAGTAACGATTGAGTTTACTTCTGTAACAACATCTGTAGTAGCTTCTCCAACTTTCAATCCTTTAACATTGTTTAGGAACGTTTGAATACCTGTTGTGACTTCTCCAACCTTAACAAAGTCTAGATTTAATCCAACGATAGAATTTAAGCTTTCACACGTTTTTTTCAACTTAGAAACAGTCTTATTAACTGTGTCCATATTCTCTAGATTTTCAGTTAATCCTTTGTTAGTTGCCATTTCATTCACTGCATTTCCAATACTCTTAATATTGGCTCTCAGTGTTTCAAAGTCGAAATCAGTTGAATATACGTTCAAAGTTTCAAACTTGAGGATTATATCACCTAAAGTTGTAATCGCCTTTAGTGCGTTGTTAAATAGCTTAGAATCAGGCATTTGTCTCAAGTTGTAAGACAACATATTCTTGTCTTTTCCTGTTCCAACACCAGCAACAGAAATGTATCCAATTGCTTGAGAAATACTAGAGATTGTCTTTTTAATATCCTCTGCATTTGGTAAAGGATTGTTTGTAATCGTTGCTTGCAAGTTTCCAAATTCAGGAACAATTTGTTCCAAAATCTTTAATGTATCTAGGAACTCTTGAGCATTTGTGGAGTTTAAATTAGATTTAATATTCTTTGTAACATCAGGGAATACAATCTTTTTCATTTCTTGAACAACACTAGCTACATTCTTTAAAATGCTTGTACAATTCTCAACGTTAATTGAACTTCCATTGATACTAGACATTTTAGAAAGGCTAGAAGCCATTGTTGCATAGTTCTTAACGATACTGTTTGCATCTGCAATGTTCGTTGCACTTGAAGTACTAACTGTTGGGAACTCAAAATCATTAATATTCTTGATTACCTCTTGAATATCTTTGAATTGATCGTTGAAAGAACTGCTATCAATGCTCATTCCTTGCACTTTTGAAATTGATTCTCCAATAGTAACAAGTTTCTTTAGAATCCTAGTAATATTCCAAGTCTCCATGTTTTTCCATAAAGACTCAGAACTTTTAATAACTTGACTCCACCAAGAAGAATATGTTCCTCCGCCTTCAAACATATCTATGACATCCATAATTCCTTGGATTTTCTTTTTAAGTCCTTTTGTGTTTGAAGGAACATTCTTATCGACTTCTTGCATAGCCTTAGCACAAGCAATCAACGTACCAGCTAGTCCTGTTGTTGTTATCATTCCTAACACTTGGGCCAATGTAGTGATTCCACCCGTTAGGACACCAGCACCACCTTGAATACCTGTAATAAGTGTCATAGAGCCTATACATTCAAATAAACCTAATAACTTATCGTTGAATGTGTCGAATCCATCAGGCATAGTCTTATCTAGCTCTTGCATAGCTTTAGCAAACAACCATAAAGCTCCGCCTTGACCAATCATCATTGCTAATCCTGTTAAGGCATTGTTCATTTCTAATGCTTTTGAAACTCCTGCATTAATCGTATTAGCTCCCATCATCAATCCCATTACAGAGAATAGATTTGTTAATCGCATAGGCAATGTTGTAATGTCATTTGGAACATTCTTTTCAATTTCCTTTATCGCTTTGCAATAAAGAATAATTGTTCCTGCCCCACCAGCTATGATAGCTAATGAAGATAATTTATTTTTAAATCCTTCTGCATCAAAAGTTTTTGGAGTACCTGTCGCAGTAGTAATCTCATCTGAGCTTTTGAATACATCTTTAATAGAACTGAATTTACTTCCTAGTTTTCCTAGGAAAGGAATATTGAAACTCTTTCCTTTGAATTTTGAATAAACGTTTACTAAATCTCCTAAAAGACTAATTCCACCACTTCCAAGTTTCATTAACTTACCAGCATACTTTAATCCAATTCCAATTTGGATGTAGTCTGATACGAAACGTCCTAATCCTTTAGAAAAGCTTCCGTCTCCCATTTCGGTGATTTTATCTTTTGCAAAATCATAGAAATAACCAAGAATAGACTTGAAGAAATCAATTACACCTTGGAAATCTCCTAATCCTTCTTTAAAACCACCAACAAAATCTTTGAAACTGAATGTTTTTAAAACGCTCCATAATTCAGAGAACTTTGTTTTAATGAAGTCTATACCTTCGCCAATCTCTTTTTTATGACTTCTAATGAAGTTGGCTCCTATATCTCCTAAGCCTTCGACTTTTTGAGAAAGTTTGTAGATATTTCCATAGATTGTAGCACCTGTTAATTCCGTCGAAACCTCATCTAATGCACCTAACCACTTTTCTTCGGCTTTACTGAATCTCTTAGGGATTAAGTCAAAAGCATTACCAATTGTGGCTACAGATGATTTAACCATAGTTGCCAACGAATTTAGGCCACCACCGCCTTTTTCATCCAACTCAATTAAGGCATCCTCAAATTGTTGTAATGAAATAGTTGGATTTGACCCTGTAAATGCATCCCTAAACTCTGCGAATGACATATTAAATTTCTTTGCAATAGCAGTTAAGGCTGGTGTCATACCTGCATCTTCCATTGATCTCAATGTACGAGCATCCATTTTAGAACCCATGATTTGAGAATACTGAGTAACCGCATTGTTTACTCCCTCAGAATCTCCGCCAAATGTCAAAATGGAATCATTAATTGCCGAGAATAGCTTTTGAGACCTATCTAAATCGTGATTGATTGAAGTAAATCTCGTAACATGGCTTAGAGCGTCATCTAAAGTGGTTGGTAGCCCCAAAATGCTTTCGTCTAGGTTATCAATCATCTTTTGGATTTTAGCCGTAGAATCGTCTACATCGCCTACTACAGTGGACAATGTTCTTTTCGCAACTTTGATTGTATCGTATCTATTAACACCGCTTGAAAATGCATCACCAATTGCGTTTTGTGCACTTGAAACCAATCTATACAAACTAGAATATCCAACACCTTGTACTAAGAATCGTCCAATATCTCCTATTGGGTTGTTTTGAAAATTCTTAGCGATATTCAACATACTAGAGCCTAGATTTGACATTTTATTTCCAACATCAAATGTAATTTTACTAGCAGTTTTCAAAGCTTTAGCAGCGTTTTGAAGATTGTTTAGTTTACTCAAACTATCTTGATAGCCGATAACTTGTGACTCAATATCCGCTTTTGTGTTTCTTACATCATTCTCTTTTACGATTGTTTCATCTAGCTTTTTATTTGTATCTTCTAACTTAGAAGAATCTGCTTCTAATTTGATTTTTTCTTTGTCTAAATCTGCGATTGAATCATCAATCTCATCAACCAATTTTTGAGCATCATTTAATTCACTGATGTTCGCTTCAATCTTTATCTTTTCTTTGTTAAGATTGTTAATTTTCTTTTGAACTTCATCAATTTCAATGCCAACCTCTCGCATATCGTATTTGAGAGCTTCACGTGCACTATATAATCCTTTAAGCTTGTCGCTTTTATCGTTTTCACCTAGTGTCATGTCGTTAATGACATCATGAATTTCATTGGCATTTGCTTTTAAATCAATATCAATAGAAAGTTTTTTATTACTCAAGGCTAATAGCTCTTTTTTAAGTTCACTAATATCATCTTTAACATCCAATAATTGATTCTTGAAATTAGCTAGATTATCTAAATCAACTTTTAAAGAAAGTTTTTGTCTTTCCAAAGCTTCCTTTTCTTTTTTGATTTCTTCTAATCTTGCCTTAATTCTTTCTAATTCATTAGTGCTAGCATCAAATTTGAGCTTTGCCTTTTCAATATCTTTTAACTCTTTTTCAAGTTGTTTTATCTTTGCTTCGGCATCCTTAATGTCAAGGACTAACCTAGCACCGACTTCACGTACTGACATCTTCGGACTCCTTCGCTAAATCTGTTTTCTGCATGAAATGAACCGCATATCTGTCAATCTGAGGTATTTTCTTTTTAGAATTTTTATTTGCCTCGTTAATTTCATTCCATGTTTTATCGCTTTGTAGATTTGCGTAGTACCCAAAGGCTACAACTAATTCAGAAACACCCCAATGGTCTAATATCTCATTGGGGCGTATTTTTAGAATTTTACCGACATAATGAGCCATGGTTGAATAAAGATTTAGTTCTGCAACATAAGACTTTGCTTTTTTTACTGAATCCTTTTTATCATCCCCCTTATCAATTATTTGATAAAAACTGTTTCTACCTCATTGAATAATTCAGGATATTTGATAATTAGGCTAATCATGCAAGTTAAAACTGAATATTGCATCATGTGATCTTCATAAAATTCATCTAATCCTAAGAAAATTGCAACAACTTTATAAAGTCCATCAACTAAATTTGTAGAGGATTGAGCGTATAAATGGAAAATCTGTTCATTCGCTTCATTCATATACGCTTCATAAATCTGAACCATAGTCTTGTTCACTTCTTCATCATCTGCATCTGTTGTAACGATTCCATCTTTTCCTTCAATGAATTTGTGACCGTAGTATTCCTCAATTTCTTGGAATTTTTCTTTATATGGGTCTAGGATTTGTTCTGCATCCAATAGCAATGGTTTTACTTCGATTAAAGCTTCTACCATCTTCATATCTTGTCTAGGAGATAATGTTAGATTTTCAAACTTCTTATCGAACATAACATATTGCCCTACTCTTTTAGCGTTCTCAGGAACATCAATTTTATGTTCTTCGATTTCTTTTTCAGTGAATCTAAAACTCACTTCAATATCAATTGTTTTAACATCTGTCTTATTTGCATCACCAACAACTGCAATTTCACCACCATTGCCATAGACTGCGTGAGGAGTATCATCCTCACGAGCTACTTTTAACTTTTCAATCATGGCATTTAACTGTGTTGGTTCTAAAATCTTTTGTTCTTCCATCTCATTTGCCTCTCAATTTCTATAAATTAGCGTTAGCTTTGTTTACTACATAAACTTCATACCAGTTTCCACGAGTATCTTTCTTGAACGCTAAGCTAAATTCAAACGCTCCGTCATCAGGGATACCCATTGGGAATGAAGTAATTTTTGCATTGTGGTAAGTAAATACTTCCGCAGTTCCATCACTTCTATAACGAGTGATTGTAACTTTCGCTCTCTTATTCTTTAAGCTATCGTTGTTTGCTACATAGTGTTGCGATACATCAACAGTCATTGGATAAGAAATCTTCAATGTTTTACCTACTAAGTTTTTGTTGAAGTAAATCTTTGAACCTTCAATATCTAAACTTGGATTGATTTTACTGTTCAATACTTGGTATTGAGACTCATCTAAGTTAGCCAACAATGGAGTGTTGATTCGGTTCAAAGTAGAATCTGTGATATTGCATTGGTCACTCAATGCTGCATAGATAAATCCACATTCATCAACATAGTGGTCTGCAATATGAATTGAACCATATTCAGGATGTTCTTTATCTGCTTCAATAACCACTTCCTGAGTACGCATCATAAAGCCTTGAGATTTATCTCCCTTGCCAATGAATGGGTTCATAGTTAAGTAGTTAGATGTTAATTGAGTACCTGTAAATGAACGCTCAATAGAAACAGAATCATCATCATAAGAATCGTCAAAGCAACTTGTATCTACAGGGTCTACAGTATCGTCACCATCAAATCCTGATAAGCAGCTTACTTTAATATCGTTGTTAGAATCTAAGTCTGCAAATTCTTCAAAGAAAGAAATTGAAGAAATACCAATCAAGATACTATCTGCTGATTTATCTGTTAATGCTACTTCAATACTTAAACGGACACCTGATGTACTTGCTTCCCATCCTTTTCCACTTGTTTTTGTTGGAACAGTAGATAGGTCAATCTGTACAGGGTAGAATCCTTCTTTATCTGCTTTTAAAGTACTTGTATACTCATCTGCATTAGTCATTTCATGATCTAAAACATCTGAAATCTTTGTTGTGATTGTGTAAGTACCTGCTTGAGGAACATTTACGTAGTAGTAAACAACACCTGCTGCAAAGTCTAATGCATTTTTCAATGCTTTAAATACCGCACCACTTGTGTGTACTTTGTTTCCTTCTCCACCTTCTGCATCCGTTTCTTTAGAAGTGATGAACAATGTACCTGTATTCTTACATCCGAATGATTCACAAACGTTGATTAAATCAGGTGCAATTGTACGTGATGTATAAGCACTAGCAGTACCTGTAATCTTTTCAAATTTACGAGTATTGATTTTTAAACAAGAATCAATATCACTCATGATAGTAATATCAATTTCTTGAGTTTTAGTTAATTTAGAGACACTTAATTTGTCACTAATGATTTTGTTAATGTTACAGTTAGGCATTACTTTTGCCCTCCCATTGTAGCTTTTAGTACACGCTCCATAGCACGCTCTGCTTTAGCACCGCCTAATTGATTTAAAGCGTTTAGTTTGCGTGAAACAAATGCTTGAACATCTACTTTCTGTTCAGGAGCCTTTTTAGCTTTTACAACTTTTTCTTCCATTTTTAATCTCCTTTATTTAACTTTTGCATCAAATCTAGATACCGCTCTAGCAACAAAATCATTTGCCTTTCTAGGTGGCATCTTAATTTTGTGTGCAAAGTGTTTCTTTCCCATTTCATCTACCCAAACGAACGGCCTTCCGTTTTTACGTACTAATGTATAAACTCGTTTAGTTCCATTCTGTACCATTGGGGAGTAATCAACGTGAGAAGGGTTTCTAGAATCTTTTTCTAGTTTGTCTGCATCTACACCGATTAGATATTCGGTATTAGATACTTTTTCTTTCGTGATCGAATCCTTTAAAGCACCTGGCCTATATTCATTCCATGGCATACTTGTCATTTCTTGAGCATAGAATCTACTCCCTCTTGGAGCTTCATCTCGCATAGTTTCTTCTAATTCACTAGCCAATCCTTCAAAATCTTCTTCACACGCTTCTATAACATCTTCTAAGAGGCCTTTTAGCATTTCCTACACCTCGATAAAGGGGTAATAAAGTTTGCCTCCGTAGACGTATTTAAAGCCTTTTAGGAATACACCATCTTCATACGATACTTCCTCAGCTTTGTTCATAAGGAAGATTTTTACTAGGCCACTAGGCAAACACATACGTTTTGAATACTCGTAAGATGTGTTTGATTTGGCTTTCGCACCGCATACAGGGCATCCGTTTTTATTTGTGGAACTTTTCATTCCAATATATTTAATTCTCATACTACTGCACCAACCCATGTGTCTTTTGAATTACATACTGACAAGATACCTAACTGCTCTGAATACGCTTTTGTAATATGTTCACGAACATACACACTAATTGAAATCTGAGCATCAGAATTTTCTTCTGAAATAAGAACATCACTACCATCTGTTTCTTCACACGTGCTACAACCACATTCGCATCTATTCATTGCGATAACAAATTGTAGGAAGTCGCAGAATACAGGCAATAGACATTCTGGTATCGTTTCATATCCAGCTACATAACTGACAACGATCTTAGATAGTTCATCACATCCACAATTGCACACATCTTTGTATTCGATATTAGATAAATCAACATACACGATACTGTCGTATGGGTTATAAGAAAAATCTTTATCAACTTCTAATTTGTGAGTAGTAAATGTAATTCTATTTCTAGTGATAACAGATACTTCAATCGTTGTTGGGTCAATCATTGGATAGAATAGCGGTATGCGTACAATTCCTGAATCGCAACCACATTTCTTAAATTCACCAACATCAAAGACTTCCTCTCTTTGAGATGAGAGGAAAGTCTCACAAGGATGGTTTTTCCAACAAGTGATGGTACTAATTAAATCAATTAGTTCTCCAACATTCTTTTCAAGCTTATCTGCTTCTAAATCGCTTTCCTTTATGCACGAACAATAGTTTTTCAATTGTTCGACAATTTTTTCGTACATTATTCACCAATGTTGATTGGTACGATAGTTGTTGGTTTTAATACGAGGTCTAATCCGTTTAATGTATCTCCTAATGTAGCTGCTGACATTGGAATACCTTGGATTACCATTAATCTGTTTGCATCCGTTCCAAATGCACATCCAAAGTTGTAGTAGTAATCACATTGAGTACCACATCCTTCAGATGGAGTATCTGTAGCACCGAATGTATGACGTTGGAATTTTTCAGATGGTTGGAAAGTAGTTCCCATTACCAAACCTACTGTATTTCCTTCTAATACCCATACATCACCTGTACCTTTTGTAATATCACATGGAACTAATTTATCTGCGATAAATCCATGTCCTTTAAATGCGACTTCTCCAGTTTCTTTGTTACGAGTCCATCCATCAGGATATTCTCCGTTGAATTTACCTGGAACGATAACAGATTTAATACCTTCAAGTACTAATGGGTGACAAGCGAATTTATAATCGCCATCTCCTAATGCTGCTAAACGTAATGCAACTGAATCAAATGCAGATAATACGTTTGTACCTACGATTTTGATAACTGCTTTATCTTCCATTACTTCCAATAATCCATGGAATGGTTTCAATGTAGCAGTACCTGTAGCCATTGTTCCTAAGATTACGTTAATAGCAGTGAAGTATGCCATTGAAATTAAATCCATACGTTTCTGAGCTTCTTTAATAGTTTCTCCTTCACGTTGGAAATAGCAAACCATGTCATTAGCTTTGATTTTACGTGTTTCATTTACTAAGCTATCCATAATAGGCTCGCAGCTCTTTAAGCACAATAATGCCAATGGTGCATTGCTACCGCATTTAGCTAAATCTAATGGAACCCAGCAACATTCACCTTGTGTTGATTTAGGTTCTGTTGTTCCGTATGTGAATGGCAACTGAATATAGAATTTGCCATCTTCTTTTTTTGTAACGCTCCATGCTCCTTGGTTCATAGCACCTTGCATCTTACGTGAAGCTGGTGTGTTCATTAACCAAGAAACTAATGGGAACACGTTTTGGAATGGATTGGCTGGTGAGTTATCTGAATAATCAGTACCGATACCAACTGTTCCTACATTTGATTTAGAAGCATTTGCTGCTAAATTCTGTCTTGCTTTCTCATAATCAATATAAGCTCTTGAGAATGATGTTAAATCCTCGATATTAGAACTTAGACGTTCTACCATTCCTGGTGTAACTGCCATTTTTTCTAATAATGTGTTATCAGGATTTGTAAATAATAAATCTAACATGGTTTACCTCCTATCCCCACATATCTCCGCTAACTTTAGAAGTAGAAGTTAATTTTTCTTCTTTCTTTTCTTTATCGTTAGCTTGCCCTGAGATCAAACTAGACAATCTGTCTAATGTGCTTTCTGCTTTCTTTTCAAATTCTGTTTTTTCTTTCTTAGAACTTTTTAATTTTTCTTTTAATTCTGCATTTTCTGTTTCTAATGCTTCAACTTTTGCACTTAAAGTTTCAAAGGCATCCATGAATTTGTTGATTTTTTCCATGTCATCCTTAGACATTTCAACAGTTTCTAATGTTTCTTCGCCTTTTTTAACTTCTTCTTTGTTTTCTGTTCCTTCTTCTTTACTTTCAGGTTCTTTTTCTTCTTTAGAAGGTTCTTTTTCTTCCTCTTTGTTTTCTAAAGCTTCGTTCTTCTTTTCTTCTTTATTTTCAGAACTCAACTTTAAAATCTTTTCCCATAGGTTCATTTCTGAGTCTCCTTTACTGTTTAAATTTTCGCCTGTACTGTTTACATTGGCTGGATTTGCAACAACTGAGAAACCAGCAATCTCGATTTCGTTGTAGAATGGTGCATTAAATTTAAATGACGATTCAAAATCGAGTGTTCCTCTCAGTTCTGCACTAATACTCAATGGTATTTCTTGTTTCAATAAATCTTGCACAATGTGCAATTCCCTATTTAGTTTGACGTTTACATCAAGACCTTTTCTTCCATCCCCAATATCGACAACTGTCAAATCATCTTTAGTCCATGTACCTAAGTTTAAAGGGAGTGATGTAATGTCAATGTGAGCTAAGTTGATATATCCTACATAATCAGAACTCAAGCTATCGTAGAATGCTTGTACTGCCCCTTTTTTGATGTATAGACGAATATCATCCCCACCCTCATATGTTATTGCCCCCTCGTCAATAAGACGTGTAGGCTTGTTTTCTACGTACCCTGAGGATAGGTTCACACTGACATAATGGTTTTCTTTATCTACGCTCGATAAAGTGATTGCATTGTCGTAAAATGCTTTTCCTTTTTTTCTACGATCAAGGCTATCTTTAATGCTTGATACATATGTTGGAACTCTTTTCTTTTGTGGCATTATTTCTTAGTCTCCGTTTCTACTACGATTACGGGCTTATAGAATAATTTCTGAATTCTTCCACCACATGAATTACATTTCTTGACTTCGTATGGAATCTTTGCTCCTTTTAAGATTTCTTCCATTGTGGAATCGTATCTCTTTTGAATAGTTTTGTTTCTAAGTGCTTCTAACAAAACTTTATCTTCGGGAATCTTGTATTTCTTCTTAGGTTCTAGAACTACATATCCGTATAGCAAAGTACCGCTATCTAATTTTGAATAAACGTCAATTTGCGTTTTTTCTTCGATAACATCAAGAAGTTTCAAATACTGTTTTGCGTTCTTTGCTGCTTCTTCCAATGCGAACTCATGTCTACCATTTTGCTTTAAGAAAGTATTTCTTTCTTCTAGGGAATCGAACCAAGTAACACCGTTAATAGTTTGTACGTTGTTTTGCATGGTCTCTCCTTCTAAGCATCATGGCATTGATCGTCTGTATACTTTGTTTCTGTTTGTTCTGAGCGTTCTACTTTTGCTACATTGCAGAATAAGAATGAAGTATAAGTTGTTACTGTTTTTTGACTAGGTGCTTCACCTGTTGTCGTAATAACTGGCCATTCAAATCCAATAGCTCCGTCTTGGTCATTCAATTTGTTATGCCAAGCAGTGTTAAAAGCAGTTGCATCTTTCCCTGTTAAAGTGATAGGGTCTCCGTACCCTTCTTTAAAAGTGATTTTTACAGTGAAACTACGTTTAATTGACATTTATGTATCTCCTTTCGTTATCTTGCATATAAAAAGGCAATACCTCGAAATATGCAAAAATCTATATAGACAGTGAAAACTGTTTATACCTTTTGTTTATTTCCAAATATTGCCTTGTTTTCTTCTACTTTTTACTTCTTATTAAAACTCTAATGTATCTTCTACTTGTTTTGTTGGGTTATTACCAATCAATTTAAGAATCTTGACCATTGATTCTTTATTCAATTTACCTTTGAACTCATTGATAAAGTCTGTATCTGAAATATTTCTTTGACCAATTAAGAATAAATCAGCATTTCCTTTTGAATCTTTCTTAGCTCCAATTTGATATACAGGAATTGTAGTTGTATATACACGTCCACTTGCTTGTTCTTTACAAGCTCTGTAGTCTGTTACGACTTCATAATATACATCTTTAACAGTTTCTTCCTTCTTTGCTTTTTCATTGAGACGAGTTTTTACGATTTCTACTTTTCTATATCTGTTCTCAAAGAAAGAAGTTGGAACTGCGATTGCACTGGCTTTTGTTTCCAAATACCCTAATCCATCAGGTCGCATAGGTCTTTCACCAAATTCAACCTCTTTACCTTGGATTTTCTCTTTTACCAATCCAATTTTGTTGATTCTCTGTGCATCTTCAAATGAATATAACGGAGTTCCATTCAAACTTCCTAGGGGTGTTACCTCATTTTCAGATAAGATACTTTTTAAAATATCCATTTCCATTTTATTTTCTCCTCTCGCTATAGCGTTTTCTCGATAGAATCCATCATTCTAGTAACTGATTCCATCATGTAATTCTTTGTGCTCTTGTCTAACGCTTCTGATCCGTTGACAATAGCACCTACGATTTGAGTAACTGACAAGGCTAATTTATATGTCTTTGCAGACTTGTCTTGTTGTTCTTTCAATTCGTATTTATCAAAATAAACCTTTGGTACACCTAATTTCTCACTTAACATAGGAGAAATCTGAGTGGCGAACCTTTCTCGCATTGGTACGATTGTATTTGTCATGGCATTATCTATGATTCTTTCCATAGATACGTTTCCTGATACATCCCCTAAACCAATCAATTCAGGAGTAAGACCGAAACACTGACAAATAATAGAACCTTCCTTCATTTGAAGGTATTCTAAGAACTCCGTACCTTTTGTAACACGAGGCAAGTGATCCATCTTATCAAAAATAGAACTTGCAAGGATTACATTGTCTGATTTTGAATTTCTGATTTCCTGGCCTAAACGTTTAGCTTCAATTCTTGCTTTGTCGGCTCTGTCTGCTTTAGAACTTGATGATTCGTCTAGAACTTGGGAAGCCGATAAATCAATCGTATCTCCCTTGGCAAATCCATCTTTTAGCCAAAAAATCAAACGTCCAGGGCCATCATACTGAATATCGTAGTTTAAACGCTCGTAAACCGCACCTAATAGCTTTAGACGTTGTTTATCACGCAATAAACAAGATAATCCGTTCTCATGGTCTGTTCCGTTTCTTAAATTGCAGAAATTATCAGGAATTTCTACAATGATTGTTCCGTCTTTGGACATTAATTTGCCTGTTTGAAGGAATAATGCTTCGTCAAAGTCGATTTCCTTTGTTCCTAATGAGATAGGCTCTTTATCGTCTGCCGACATAGCATAACAGATAGGAACTCTAAAGCCTTTATATTCATCATCTTCACGCATGATAGAAACATAGTTGCGATAATTCTCTGTAACAATCCCCTTATCTTCGTCTAGCCAACGAATACCGCATTTTCCGTACAGTAAGGACTGCATAATAGCATTTTGAAGTACAGAATAGTTTGTAACACCTTGTACATTGTGTTTGTAAAGGAATGGCATAAGAACATTCTTGTCTAAATTCTCATCACCTGTTGTGATACCGTTTGAGAATATAAAGTCAATAACCTTACCGATAACGTATGGTAGCGTTGGTAGATTGTCTATCATCCAATCAATCTCATCAAACTGATTCTTAAAGTCTGTCTTTACAAATCCGTTGATGCAGTCTGAATTGCAGTTTAGCATAGCTTCCATTATTTTTTCGGCTTCGGTTTCTGCATTAGAACTGTGAATATTTTGCGAAATGTTATGTGACACATAGGTATTGGATGCTAGTTTAACTCTATCCTTTTGTCTTTTCTTTGTTCTTCGACTCAAATTAGCACCTCCTAATCGTTCTCTGCATACGCAAGTATTTCACTGCTTAGATTATACATTAAACAACTGCGGACAGAAAGTACCGAGGAATCTAGGGCATCAGGAGAGTGTCCTAAGCGTTGTTTTATCTCCTCTTTAGGAATAATGGCTATCTTCTTGTTGTTCTTCGATACAGTCCTTGTAGCAAGCAATTCAGGCTTCAATCTTTTGGCAACTTCCGTTGTGAAGGTCAACTTCTTACTGTCCATTAGCTGCTGAAAGTCTAAATACATTTCCGCTCTTAGATTAAATGCATAAACTGCACTGTAATGTCTTGCCTTTATACGTGTTTTTGTTGGTCCTCCTTGGAAATTGACACCTTCAAGGATAAATCCTAGCTTCTCAGAGTATTTTGACAATCCTTCGGTCAACCAAGTACCGAAACCAACGTCAACACAAACATATTTGATGTTTAATGTCTCGATAATCTTAACAATCTTGGCAATAATCTTCTCGGATGTAACTCCTTGCACCCAAACACCCTCTTTTAGATTGTAAATTGTCTCGATTTTACAGTTTCCGTATCTATTTTGAGAGCATAAAGCAACATCTATACCATCTTTTCCTGTATAAGCCGAGTCAATACCTAAGAAAAAACGCTTTTTATAGGAACTATCGACTTTATCATCGTCTAAAGTCATGGTTTTGAACATACTTTCGTCTGAAAATTCCTCTAATTCGCATACTAAATAACGTTGGCAAGTACTTCTATTCTTGTAAAAATGAGAATTTAGTATCTGAGAAGCACTTTTCATACGATCTTCTTCGTATGCAGTACGTACATCCATCCAAACAACTAATGTTCCTTCGGGGTATTTGTCGTTTGTCATGTAATCGTAAAATTCACCTCGTTTGTGGGGGTTGGAAATAGCAATTTCAAGTTCTTTTGAACCGTCAACACTTGAAAATTCCCTTCGCCCTATCTCGGCATACGCATCTTCACTGACTTGGGCCGCTTCGTCAATAATATAATCTCCACCCTTACCGATAGCGTTGTTGTTTTTCTTCGGGTCTACACTGTTTCCACCTAATGTAACGATTTCTACACATCCTCCACCCTTGAAGGAAATTTTAGTTTTGGAAGTAGAAGTCTGTAATTTTTCAATCTTGTTTCCTGAATCTAATACAGAACTCTGAATAGACTCGTCTGCATTTTGTAAATGTCCTATAACTTTGGACATGATGATAGTAGCGGTTTCTCCCGTTGCGGCCGCAATTCGTACTTGATGTCCTTTATACGCACGATAAATAGCGATCATTCCTAAAGTCCAGCTTTTCCCATACTGAGAAGTAGTAATTGCATAGATTGTATCGTAACCCTCTACAACCGCACCGAACAACATAGCTTGCGTAAAGTGAAGATTGACTTGAAAATATGTCAAAGCCTCTCTTGCACCGATAACCGCAAGTCTAAAAGCCTCCTGTCGAGAAATATTTAGTCGTTTGTAATGTTCGGGGATATATCCTCTCGTCCAATTCTTTAATTTATACTTGGGGGTAGCTTTCTTCAACAACCTAACAACTTCTTCTTGGCTCTTATTAATAGCTTTAGCTTCTTTTAGGTCCTCTACATCCTTAAAATACTGTTCCGTAACACTAAGAGTCTGTTTCTTCACTGTTATCGTCCTCCTCGTGTTCTACTACCTCGGCATCTAAAAACTCACTTCCCATGTTGATTCCTAATATATCGTTGATTCTTTCCTCCGCAATCGCTCTTTTCTGTTCAACAGTAATATTATTGACACTTCCAACATTTAAAATATTGCTCTTTCCTATGCCATCCATTCTATTCAATTCCTTTAAACAACCCAATCTGTCTTTCATGTCCTTTTCTTCGTCTTGAATGTTATCGCTAAGCCACTGTCTACGTTGCTCTACTGTCATAACACTTCTTTGATCTCTCTTTTTTACCCTCTCATGTATGACATTCCTAAATAAAGGACTGTTTAATATCTTATATCCCTTGTTATAAGCACTCTTATCGCTTAAATCAGGACGAATCTTTTGCATGGACTTCGTAATATTCCCACTCTTTGAATACTCGTCAAAGAACCTTTTAGCTTCATCCTCACGCTTTAATTCTGAAACACTCTTTGCCCTTGGCATACTCTCATCCTCTCTTTCTCTACCTCCCTACATTATAAATGATTTTATTGAGGACGTTTTTACCCCTCGTCTACTACTCGCTTACCCCTCGCAAAAATACATGAACTCATTTTTTTCAAAACTCGAATTTTCGTTTTCCTAAAAATTTTATCTAAAAAAGGGGGTGGTTTGTTATTATTCGTGTTAGCACTCTGCTATGTATAGTGCTAGGTGTAAAAAATGTGGTTTGGTCGAGAGGGAAGGCATGGGGTGTGTAGGGTCGCTTTTTCCTGTTGCGATTTTCAAACCATGACCCAAAACGCATATATATTTATGTATGCATTCCATAAATAATTTATTTCTATATCATGTAAATAGTTTTAGCAGCAAGAAGAAAAAGAAAGAAGAAAAAAGACAATAAAAAAGCTAGTTAAACCTTTAAAGTTATAACTAGCATAATAGAATTATAATAATAAATGTTAGGATAAACAATAATATAATCCATATAAAGTATTTATATAGAAAAGCAAGAAGTAATATAAATACAAGTATATTTGTTAATTGATCAATCATCTATCAGCTTCCTTTTCATCTTCCAAACTTTTAAGCTCATCATACATACTACAAGTAACATAAATACCATTTCTAATGCAATTGAATAATCGTTCCATGACTCTATCATTTATTAGTTCATGTCGATTATATAACGTAACGAGTCTAACTGCTGGACCTATGTCGTCAAGCTTTAAGCGTTCGTTTATTACTTCTTTTATTAGATCAAACTCTTTTTTAGTCATTCTCTACACCTCCATCGTTTTTTCTTTTCATGTATTTCATGCACGCATTACATACATTTTTTTCATTCAGCAAACCGCATTCACATAGATATTTATTTATAATAGTATAGGTTTTTAAACCTTTTTTATTTTCAATTAATAACATTTCTTCCATCCTTTCAATTAATATATTAATGGTAGTACTATGTTAGATAGGCCAAGAAAAATGCCTACAATTAACAAGTCAAAACATATATAAAAGTAGAATTTTAAGAGTGCAAGTAATAATACTTGCACGTTATTCATTTTGTTAAGCTGCTTGCGAGTTACCATTGCCAGCACCTACCAATCAATTTTAATGTTTGTTAGAACATAGCTCCAAGAAGTACCGTAGTGAGTTACGCCCCAAACATACATATCAAGCTTTTCGTTATAGTAAACAATTTCATTAATATAATGTAATAATCTAGCGCCACAATCATCAACGATAAACCATTGAAATACTTCTGAATCGTCGTTTTGTTCATTTTCAAGTACTTCTATTTGTTCATTAATTCCATTTATTTCATTTTCAATAATTTGCGATGGGTTATTTTCGTTTTCTTTTTCTAACTCGTCTCGCTTTTCTTCAAATTCTTCTATCTCGTCTGAATTGTCAATAGTTCCGCTCACTTGCTTCCATGAACCTATGTCATAAGTCAATGACATAATGTCATTATTTAAAACAGCATCAAAACATTTTGCTAGTGTTGCATAGTCAACATAACCATGTTCCATTCCATATTCACTAATAGCATTCCCATAATAATATTTTTGTTCTTTTTTCATTTTCCTTTTAGCCCCAATTAAGTTATAATAAGAACGTATATATATTTTTTGGGGCTTTACTCCATTCTTTTTATAATTAATATATATATACGTTTTTTGGATGATCTTACTTTCATATGCTGGTAACAATTGAAAAGTAAGATCTTTTTTTATGTCTTTTTTGGATGTCACCCCTTTTCTTTACACTGTTATTATATCACGATATACACATAATTACAATGCATTTTTTCACTTTTTGTTCACGAATCGTGAATATAATAGCGGATATTTTCGTACCACACCGTGTTTTTGTCTACATATCGTGAACAATTTACAAAATACAAAATATACAAAATACAAAATTTTTCGCCGATTACAAAATACAAAATACAAAATTTATTTTTTATATTGACAAAATTTTCTTTTTGGAACACTTAAATTATGCCTTAAATAAAGGATTTCACTTATTTTTTGTGAACAAATGATTAATTCAGCAAATAAAACAATAAAAAAACCCATCAAACTTCATTCAAACTTGATAGGTAATTAATAATAGTGATTATAGTGTTTATATCTTATTCTTATAGGCTTTGGAAGGCTCTGTGGAGGACGTAGCTCCTCTTTTCTTCTTTCCCCCGAAGTCAAAACCCCTCTTTATCTCCCTCGAACCTCTTTCCTATTATATATATGCCGAGGGACTTAAGATATATCGCTTTTTCTTTAGATCAATCAATTAAAATATGCAGAATTACTTATAATATAGGCTCTGTGTGCTCAATACAGAACCTTAAACCATACAATCGACAAGATATAGAATTAATAAAAAATTTCTAAAGGAGTATGAAATGAAATATCTGCCTATTCATTTCATGTAGTCGATATGACTCAACTTGATGACAATTTATGAACCAACCTAAACAATCGTGTGTAAACATTATGGAACTTATCGTTTATTGCGCATATATGACTGTATGGACGTTTCTATATCTCTGAATCTTTGTTTCTTGTTTCTTTTCCCTCGACCTCTGTTGCGTTCCTAGGCTATATATTGCATTATTTTCTGTTGCGATTGTAGCCCTTGCGAATCGGGGGCGTTGTTGCGAATGGGGTGGGTAAATTTTCATTGCACTTATAGAGCATAATTTCTATTGCACCCTCCCCCCGTCAATTAATATTGCACTTACACCGTTATAATATCCTCAGGTCTCCCCGAGGCACTCATTCCTGAGTAAGTAGAAGTAAAAAATGTCTCGTCAAGGAGTGGCAATATTTGGTCTTTTTTGGGTACTCCTTAACTACATATATTATACCATTTTTCAATGCAGACGTGTGAAAAAAAGCCGATAAAAAAAGGCTATTTATTAGCCTCTTTCTTTTCTCTTTCTAAATCCTGTAAGATCAGTTGTCTTACATAATTGTTCTTGCTGCTTACAGAATTAAGCTTTTCTATGATCTCTGCATCATGTGTTTTATGGAATTTAAGAAGAATTTGTCTGATATTTGCTTTTTCATACTTCTTAGTTGCTCTTAATTTTGCTTCACTTGCCATACATCATCCCTCCTACTCTTCGATTTCATTACCTTCTTCATCCAATTTGAAGAAGTCTTGGTAATAAGCGTTGCCAGTTTGGCATGAAATCATGTATTCAATTTCATTATCACTCATTTCTGATAAAAGTTCAGATACTTTTGCCTGATATTCTTCTAAATCTTTCCATTCAGAATCACCATCACATTTTTCAATGTCATTTTCCTCTGCCACGAAATCTTCAATATCATCATAATGAATTACATCATGATCTAAAAGTTCTTCCATCAATTCACGAGCACTATTGTAGAAGCATACCCATCTCCATCTCATATGTGTTGGTTGCCCTACCCATTTCTTTGATTGTCCATTATAACTGTTAAGCATCATTGTTTTGTCCTCCTAAGCACCTAAGTACTTTTTCCTTACACCCATATATTAACATATCACGATATATTTGTACATAGTTAATTTAATAAATTTTTAAATTCTTTTGCATAATAAAAAAGGCTATAAACATATTTATCGTTTTAAACGTGTTTTTAGCCTTTTCTTTATTTACCCTAACAAATACTCATCTCAATCTATTTCGCTTGTTAGAATCACTTCTAGACGTGTTTAAATTGATTTTAAGAGTTTTTTCTTCTTTTTCTACGCAAGTTGTAGTCTTTATCAATCAAAATCTGAAATATCATTGTTCTGTCAACTAGATATTCAATTCCATCACTATTGAAACCAACGATCTTACACCACCAGCGATTGAAAGTATAAGGTTTAGTCAATACAATTTGCACTAATTCAGTTTCATCAAATAGCGTTGCCATTGCGACATCCCCTGCTCTTAATCCAATATTGCCATGGTAATTAAACCATCCTCCGCAGGTTTCTTTGAAATGCTCGTATTCTGTATCTCTTTTAGGCATCTAGATAATTCCTATTTGAGTTAATAATGCACATTTTACTTCTTTTGCTTCTTGCCAATCTAATTGCTTGATATGCCACTTAACATTTTCTCTATTGATCGTTAAGATTTGTTCCGCTTTTGCCATTCCGTACTCATGTCCTGTATCAATCATTACATGGCATGGCAAATCTGTTCTTTTTAAATTGCTAGTAATTGGAATTACATTTACTGTTTTACTCCCTTTATTCTGAATATCGTTTGAAATAACGATACAAGGTCTCCTCTTATAAAGAATCGCATTACTATATTTTGGCAAGTCACACCAATAGATATTATTGTTTAGGATTTCCATAATGATAACCTCCTATCCTTCCTAGTTTATCCTCTAAATTTCTGTTATGCTGCTGCAATCCGTATATTTTCCTGTCTCTCTCAATTAAAGCTTGTTTAATTAATACCATATCGTCATAGGCTTCATATAATCCGTTGTCTTTCAGAGCTTTTTCTAAATTTTTAAAACTTGTCTCTACCCGATTCATTGCAATCATCTTCATTCCAATCCATCCCGTACACATCATCAATAGAGTCATCTACTGCATCATCTTCATTATCTTCAATTGGAACACGTACAATTTTAGTTCCAATTCTATGTGTAAATAAGATGCACACTGCCCAAATTGGATGAACATGAATTACCATGTACGCAGTAAATATCATTACCGCTATATTGTGAATTGCCATACTTAAATACATCATTTTGCTATTTTCTCCTTCACATATGTAGCTTTCAAATCTTCTACTTCGACCCCTTCTTTACTCCATGCAGCATCCCAAATTTCATTTAATAAGGAATCTACAACATTGCATGAATCACTGTTATCTACATCAGGAACACTGATTTTCAATTTAATCATTACGTCTGTACTTTCTTTAGGCTTATTTCGTTTCTTCAAACCCATCATACGACACTCCTCTATTTCGATACTTATACTTTCTTGCTTCATATTCGGCTTTATTGAGATCATCAATCAATCTACCATTCTCTAATTCCAATTCATTAATTCGTTCTGAAACAACTAAGGAATAAAGGAGCATTGAAGCTATGCCCCCTATAAAAAATCCTGCAAAGAAATAAATCATCAAACCACCTCACATTTTGCTAGGATGTCTCCAATTAATTCATTATCATCAATTCCTTTAAAATATCCTTTTTCCTTCATCCCGTTTAAAGAATTAAATACTTTAAAACTGTATACATCTGAATAGCATTCTAATAATTCTTTTTCAAATTTAGTTAATTTGTATGTTGGCTTTTTATGGGTCTGCTTTAGCCAATCTTTTACCCTTTTATGGCATCCTATTAGACTGCCTTTAAAGTCGCAGTCACTGCAATTAGTTATAGGACATAGCTTAGGTTTTCCTTTGACTACCGCTAAATTCGACATGCAATCTTTTAGAATTTCATCTTTGTAATATTCAAGATTAGTTACTTCTGGATTTCTTGCTTCTTCTGTTTCTGTCTTTTCATCTAGCCATCCTAACTCTTTCATTTGTTGCTCTATTGCTCTTAATAGTTCAACATCAAATCCGTTAAAAGCACCATACGAATAATGACATTCTTTCCCGTATTCATATCTTCCTCCAACATGACTGTAGATAGAAATGTATTCGTGGTTAAGTACAAATTGCAAACCTATATAATGCGGAACATTTGGAACGCTAACGTCCTTTTCGTAGCAAAGAATATTAGTATATCCGACATCTTTTTCATAATAACCTAATGCATTAAACATTTCCTTAGCACTCATCATAGCCAATTCAACTCCTCACATTGTTTATTGATCGCTCTTAATTCAGCAATCGTAATTTCTTTTTGCTCCATAAACCATGAAGCACATACTGTTTTTGTATCTAAATCAAATTCAATTAATGCCTCGTCTACATTTTCTGTATGCCTTTCAAATTTGATACATCCATCTTCGATACGCTTTTTATAATCCAAATCCTTGAACATTTGCTCGGCAGTTTTTTCTTTGTGTTCCTCATCAATTCTTTGGAATGGTGCCCAAGCAACAATAGATTTGCAAGAAACGAACGCTTCATCATCTTCATCTCTTTCTGAATCATAGAAAGATATATATTCACCAAACTCTTTATGCTCGTCACTATAATAGCAAACCCCATATTCACCTAAAAAGCATCCATCTTTATACTTTACTAAATACAAATCACTAAACAGTGGTTTTGATTCGCTAAACATTTTCCATGTGTTCATCTTCATTTTTTCCTTCTAACTTCTGTCCACAAAACGGACAACGAGGGTAATATTTGTTTCCATGATACGTTGGAATAGGCACAACTCCATGCTTGCAGGTTGGACAACATAACATCAAATCACCACATGGGCCAAATTCAACATCTATTGGTTTCTTTGGTGTTTCTTTATCCGCAAGATTCCCCAACAATTGAAAATATGCCTTGGCACGATCAGTTTCTTCTATGTCTGCTGCTTCACACGTAATTTGATGTTCTTTTTCAAGAACTTGCAACGCTTTTTGATATCCATTCATTTGTGTTCTCCTTACTTTCTATATACATTGCGCCAAGCAACAAAAATAATGATTGCAATCTCAATAATTCCTGGCAGTAATACCAACCACCAAGACCATGTGATTGCATTAATTAATTTCAAAATTATAAAAACAATTGTCAGTACATCTAAAAATCCCATTTTGTTTCTCCTTCATACGGCTTAAGCAATTCCATCCAAGCAACGACTTTAAATTTACTTAATGTAGTTTTCTTTTCTATCGACCATTTGCCATCAGTTGTATGTGATGATTTAACAGTTCTTATACCATCTTCATATTCAAGAGTCACAAGCACCTCTTTTGATTGCGTTCTCCAAAGCGCATCGCTCCATTTATCTGTTCCGTACAATTTAGCAAAGATGCTATCGTGTTCCTCTGGCAGCCTTTCAGAAACAGGAATCCATTCACCGACTTTTGGCTGCTTTTTAATAATGTCAATAAACATGAATAGACAATCATTCCATCCATTGTTGTATCCACCTTTTTGATTCTGTAAATCCAGATCCATCATATCGTTCAATGCTTCTGGTCTTGATTGAAGCAATACCTTTTCATTTATCATTTTTATTCTCCTGTTTCCTCTCATTTTTATAACTGCCGGTTAGCAATAATAGCAATAAGAACCAATAACTATAATTTGCACACATATAACAAGTGATTCCAATTATCGCTAAGTTGTATAACATACAAACTATTTCTCCCATTTGCTTTACACCTCATCAACCTCAGTGTCGGCAGGCATTTGAAATACATTGTAGTATGGATATTCTAAGTTTTCTTGAATCATATCTAAAACTAATAAAGCTTTTTCTTCGGTTGAATATTCACCAATGAATGAACAACCTGCCCATATTTGCTTGTCATGATAAATGGTTACATCATGAATTTCTGTTAATTTTTTTCTATCCTGACTCCGAATCCACATACCTAGTACCTCTTCGCTAATCTTTCTTTATTGATCTCATTCTTACGAATATACTCGTTGTAGATTTCTCCAAACGAATATCCTAGATGCAATCCTAATGCGATTACATAAGCTAATACGTTATCATCTCGTGTTAAACTGATTACACAACTAAACGCATATGCCTGTCCGAATCCTAAATCCGTTTTCAGCTTGTTGTAATTCCACTTAATGTCCTCGTCTTGATAACATCCTGTACCAAACTTAATTTCGTACATCAATGCAAAGTGAACAACATCAATGTATTCTTCAAATACTTTAGCTTCGTCTTTAGGTTCTTGCGTGAACTTCCACCAACACCAATCAGCTTTTTGAGCGTGCATCAATTCTCCTAATTCATCAAATAACGCACTTTCTAATTGAGCTTTAGAAACATAGTCTACATTATGTTTCTTAAATACTTCCTCATCATATGCTTTCTGTCTTTCAAGCATATCTTTAATAATTTCTGTACTTGTCATTAATATTTCTCCAATCCTAAATTTGTTTCTGTCATTTTTTTGACATCATATTCAAGTCGCTTTATTTCTGCATTTTCCATAAATCTCTTATAAACATTTTCTATTGAATATCCCAATTTCTCTGTAAGCTTGATTAAGTATTTCAATTTTGCTCTTGGGTAGTACATTACTATATATGTTGCATATTCGTATAATTCACGTTGTGTGTAGTCGTTAATCCATCCGAGTGTTAAATGCTCATCAAGTATCCATTTTTTTAGATCATGCGTTTTTCTACCTCTTGTAGTCCTCAAAACAACTGACCATAATTCAACAAGCTTTTCAAAAGTCAACCAATCAATATGGTGCTCATCAAATTCTGCGTATTCACAACCACACATTGTAGAAAATAATGCTCCGATTCTGATTAGAATGAATTCATTATTCGTTCTTTGGCTTGGCACATTCTTTCCAAACTCTTTATACATAACATCATCAAGATATTCTTGAGCATCTGCCATTTCTTGAATTAGATTAAAATCTTTTAATTCCATGTTGTTTTACTCCTTTTTTTCTTTGATTTTTCTAATCTCAATTGATGCTGGATAAACTTGCAAAGATTTTTGCTTAATTTCAAAAGATTTTTGATTTCTAATCTTATTCCAAACTTCTTTTTCTGAATTAGCTTCTACGGTTTCCGATAATTGAGCGAATATATTCGACTTAAATAAATATTTTGCCATGCTTTTTCTCCTAATTAGAAAACAATAGTTTTCCTTTCTGTTCCGCCTTAAATTCTTCATATCTTTCAATCATTTTAGGCGTTGCCCATTCAGGAATTCCCTCAAAAACTTCTAAAATTTTAGTGTCTTTGTAATGAGCTAATTTATATTTATCGTCAAATAAATAAACTCTATTCCTGATTTGCAATCCTTTTTCTTTGACTTTGCCTACATATTCCCATTTGCCTTCGATATTTCTTTCAATAACCGAATAGCAAATTTCAACAAATCTACATAGATTGATTTCGTCTTTTCTTATGTAATTTGCTTTTCTCATCCTTGTTTCTTTATTCATTCTTTACTCCTTTAAAACAATTGTGTTTCTATGTTGGATAACATCTTTTCTTTTGCTTCGTTATAAAAGTTCTTTTTGATTTCAAATCCATAACAACTTCTTTTTAATTCTGCACAAGCTCTAAGTGTTGAACAACTGCCAGCTACTGGGTCAATAACTACATCTCCTTCATCTGTATAAATTTCAATCAACTGTTTCAACAGATTTACTGGTTTTTGCGTTGGATGAATCTTTGGTATATCTTTGCCATCACGCTCAAATTCAAACCAATCCTTAATCATTTTTCCAGTGCCTTTAATTGGCTTTCCATCCTCTCCGATTTGTCTACCGTTTCTAAATTTAGGCAATTTGTCACGCCACAGAACTAAAGCACATTCGGTAGCGCCTACAATTCGCATATTTGCCTTCAACACTTGCGATGATGATTTCTTAATAAAGAACAATGGTTGCGTATGTTTGAAACCAAATTGCTTTGAATACTCTGTAATCTCATTCAACTGTTGCCATGAACAAAATATGATCATGCATGGTGCTTGTCCTTTTTCCTTCGGCTCTTTCTTTAATAATCGAGTACAGAAATTAAAGAAGTTATAGATTTTAAAATCCTTATCGGTATCAAAGAATTCACTATTAGCTTTCTTTGATTCTCCATTTTTATTGTCCCCCCCCACGTACCAATCACTTCTGCTACCATATGCATTTTTGCCAATGTTATACGGTATATCTGCAATAATTAATTGGGCTCGTGGGATTTGATACCTTTTAGCATTTTCAAAATGATCGTTATACAGCTCAATTTTCACTCTCTTTTGATATTCACTCATCTTTTTTACTCCTTTCTGTTTTTAAAACAACGTTTCTTGTTCATACTTTTTACCATTGCACGTAAATACTTTTGATTTATTCTCTTTATCATTTTTAATCTCTACTTCGTCATAAAATTCAACTAAATCTTTATGGTTATTTGTAAATGCTGCGTTGTAAGCAATCCCGTTAATCACTGTATGATAATCAAGATCAATTTCTTCATCTTCGCCTATTCTTTCAAAAGCTAGTGCGTGCTCGTAATCTATATAAAACTCTGCATCAGGAAACACTCGCTTTATATACTTATCCGCTTCTTTTAATTCGTGGTTTTTGAAGAATGTAGCATACCTTCCGTAAA